TCTTTTTGCTCGTAATCAACTTCGGCGCGAAAGCCAGCAATAAAGTTGGCAGTAGCGGGAAAATAATATCCCATGCTACTTTAGTGAACCCTGTAGGTGTCTTTGGTGCAGCAATTGCAATCTTATCTGCCGCTTTCTGCAAATCGTCTTTGTTCTCTTTTACTACTGAATTGTCAAACATAATATTACCTCTCTCTATTTGTTAATCTCTGCAAAGCCGCTCAGTGCTTCACTTGACCGAATATTTAGTAGGATCCGCAGCGATTTTTAACCGCTCCAAATCCAAAATCAATTGGCGTATAAAGTACAGAATCCCGGCGATTACAAGAATCACAGCAGCAATTATCAGCAGTGTTCTATTGTCCTTCAAAAGTGCAATCAGGCCAGCCCCTGCACCCGTTGCCCAGCCAACCGCACTTGTGACCATACTCTTGAAACCGCCAACGGTAGCCTGCTGTTGAGGATCGCCTGGAGCGCTCACAATCGGCTTGCTTGCATCAGTCAGCGCATTCGGCTGAATGACAACCTGCTGGCCGCTGCCTTCGTTACTCTGTTGCGCTGGGGCATCAGTAGATTGCGGAGGCTGAGAACTGGCAACTGGCTGTTGTATAGTCGGTAATTCTTCAGCCTCCGCCCGGACAACGGCAATATCAAAATCAAGTCCCCACTCTTCAGTAGAATCATAGAGCGACTTGTCAGCCGAAACGCTGATATGAATATGATGCTGATGCGCGTTTGCTCCTGTATAGGGGTTCCAGGTCCAGGCAGGCGAACCCTGATGCGGATATGCGCGGCACATACGCTTGTTCCATATTAAATATTTTATGCGCGGGTCCCTGCTTTTAATCAACGCCGCTGCCAATCGGTCACCAGTGCAACCGGATGCGGGGTCGTGGGTCACGTCTATAGCACAGACCACCCCTGCGTCATTTGGGTTATGGTCAGAGGTTCGGGCGCTATGGCTGGTATCACCTACCGAACCGTCAGAGGCTTTGTTTCGCCCAGGAAAGGCAGCGTTTATTTCAGTCCGCAGTTGCTCTAATGATTTTGCTAATCTCCAGTTTTTCATTTTGGTTTTCTCTCAATATGATTCAGCGCCAAAGGATTTCCTCTGATACACCAAGCTTATATGCCGCCAGTGACGCTGAATTTTAATCCTCTAAGGGGCTATTCTTCGCGGTCAATTCTTGTGATTTCAGTTGAAACCCTGCCAACCAATTCCTTGATTTGTTCTATCGGTGCTTTATCTTCCATCGCCCTGAATATCAGCAGCGCATCAGACAGCAGCATTCTCATTTTGGGCTTTTCGTTTATGTACCTTACATTTTCTGCGAGTTCTATCTTCAAAGCCTCTTCACGCCTCAGAGCTTCTTCTAATCGGAATTCCAGCGTAGATGCTTTGACCTGTAATTGATTGTTTTCTTTCTCGACTTCCCGAAGTTCAGCGAAAAGATTGTTTGCCTGTTCTTCTACGCGCATCAAACGGCGCGCATCTTCGGAAACTTCGGCAAGTTTTAATGTGGTGTCGTCGTGCTTGGAGTTTTTGCGGCTTTCTGTCCATTTGTCTATGCCCTTTGTGATTAGTCCACCAACGCCAAGAGCAACGAGTAATTGAATAAGTGTTTCCATTCATGTTGACCTTTAGTGACTCGCTGCCATCTGTCGCACTTCATCAATTAAAGCGATGGTTGACTTTTTCAATGCCTGTAAAGCAGGGCTTTCAATCGCATCCTCGACGTTTCTTTGTATCAGGCGGTTGTATTTATCAAGCACGGCATCTGATTTTTTAAGGGCTTGTGCGGTTGCTTCTTTCCAATGGTCGCGCTCACTTTTCAGGCGGTTTCTTGCTCTTGCCTGACCTAAACCATAATGCAGAAGAGTAAACAACTGCTTAACATCCCATTCACCTTTGAAGATAACCCGCTCAACATTGAACTTCTGCGCATAATCCATAAAATCATCATCAACGCCACCAGTGAAAACAAATGTCGCAGCATCAGGAGCAAGCCTGCAGAGCCGCGCAAGAGTCGCTTTTTCGTCCCTGCTATCTGGTAAGTGCGGGTCTATCAACATTCCGTCAAACTTGATGCAATCGGGCGCAGTGAGGATACTGACAGCCGTTTCTAAATCAGGCGCAATGATGTAATCCAATCCATCGTCAAGGAATCGCTTTCGCTGTAGGGGGTTATCGAGCAGGGCAACCAGTGAAGGGTCGTCTTCGGCGATGAGTAGAAAACACGGATTTGTGGGAAGGCAGATGGTATCACCTCCTTTTTGGTAGTTTCAAGTTCATCTTGAAACTACCAAGATTCTCGCTATTTTTAGGTAGCTTCAAGATAATCTTGCTTTTACCTAAAAATCTTGCCATGTACTATGCAGTCTTGTCCTTTACTGCCGAAACAGGTTTCAGGCACCACGCGACGACCGCCGACAATGCCAGTCATTTCGATTGAATCAAGAATTGCTTCCCTGTCACGGCTTTTCAATACGAGTGCGACTTTGCCTGTGGTGTTGGTGCCCTCAGTGAATAATACCAAGTCGGATGGTTTTAACTCATCGCCAGCATAGATTTGCAAGCCGCGCGATTTGTCTATTAGATAAACAGAGGGCTTTTCTTGCGCCAGAATCGGCACACATAGCATGATCAATATCAAAACAACCTTCATAATGTCACCTCCAGTGTCTGAAGCAATACCTGCCCATCTTTGACGAATCGCCGCCATATTTGCAGTTTTGTCCCCGCGGGCAACTTCAAAACCAACTTGGCAAATTCCAAGTCACTTCCCGCATAAACACCGTTGACGCGCATAATTACATCGCCGTATTGAATCCCGGCCTTCTCCATTGCCAGGTTATTTTTTGCTACCGTTTGCATGAAGAACTCTGCATAGTCGCCGTTTTGAGCCTTCGTGTCGGGTGTGTATTCTTGCTGTGCGCCGGCAAGAACCCGAGTCTCACAACCATTCCCTACCGGAAAGCACTCAAGATTCGGCGGCGACGAGAAGCATTGATTCCCAAGACATTGACCGCGACCGCCCGGATCGGTTTGCTGACTGCTGACAAACGGCTTCACTGTTTCCGGTTGCGGTTTTGGCAGCAAGAGAAGTATGGCGACGATCAGAAGTACAAACGCCGCCAGCCATAGGGTTATTTTCTTGTTAGTCATTTTTCATACCTCGAAAAGTTGGATAGTTTTCCGATTCTGGCAGCCCAGGATTTGCGACCACTTCATCAGCTTTCGATATTGGCTTTTGTTTGCCGCCACGCTTCACCTGCACAGGCTTTTGCGGTTTCTTTTCAACCGGCGCATCCGTCTTCTGCTCTAAAGCTTTCTTAACTTCATCGGCAATTTGGGAGGCACTGGGGGCAGAGTCAATAACTTGCTGCTGCTCTATAATCCTTTGCTTCAATCTCTCATTCTCAAGCCTCGCTCCTTGCCTTTGTTGCTCAAAGTAGACGAAGACGGCGCAGATCAATATCAACGTGCAGGCTATGCGCATCATAAAGTCATCCGGTTTTGCTTCATGCTGATTGTTAATCTTCCTCTCGGCATCATTACTGCCGGGATATAGTCGGAAGGGAGGTTCGTCATTTGGCATCAGTATTGCCCACCTTCTAAGTAGAATGTTTTGGCTAGCTATAACCACAATTTTCCCTTGTTCGTAGAAGTGGGCTAAGTGATTTTAAATTTGACGCGGAATGCGTCTAGGTGATTTCATGCGCCTTATCTGGTTGGGAAGCCCATCTTTCCAACTGGTGCGCTACTTCGGTAGTGCGGGGCGGTGACTGGTAATCACCGCCTCAACCCTGTTTTGTTGTGATTCTATTTTAGTTGCGCGAACATTTCAACTACTCCAATTTGCTGCTGCTGATTTGGTTACTGCAATGTGGAGCGCAAGGCGGCGAATGTCCACAAGCGAACCGCTCGCAACTGCCCTCACATCGAAATGGACAGGCGTTTCAGGCGTGTAGCCACTTAAATCTATAGGCGATGTGGCAATGTCTGTAAACGGATCGCCAGACCCATTCTCCCTTGCTTGAATCTGAACATCGACATCGCTTGGACTCGCTTTCAAACTAAAGCCATCTGCAGGAGTGATACGCAATTGAAACGTTGCGCTTGTTTCGCCATCTGACAAATCAATGCCGGGAATGATTACCCGCTTGCCTGATATTGTTGTTATCCTTCCCATAGTTTACCAGTCTTCCGGTGGAATTCGAGATGTTGAATCAACGAACGCCCAGCCTGTAAAATTAAAATATTGCTCAAGAGATGGGATGTCCGTAGGCTGTCCGGGCACTGTGTCGGCCGCATCGTAAATCCAGATGCCGCTTGATGTGCTTCCGTCAAATGATAGCGTATCAATCGGCGTGGTTTTGCCAGAGTAAAGATTGAGTATCGTTCTTTCTGTATCAGTTTTTCGCCAGATATAAAACTTGCTATCTTCACTTACCTGGACAGCGCCAACCAGACGACCGGCAACCGTCTGTGTGTTCTTTACCGTCAGATTCCCCCTTGCAATGGAGCGCTCACCATAAGGTGTTTCATAATGAACAATGCTTCGCGCATCGGTCATGCTCTTGCTGCGCTGATTCGAGGCAATCAAAGCGATTTGGTCTGCATTATTGGTGATGTAGGGATAATCACTGACGGCAATTGGCAAGGTCAAGTAGTCCAGTTCTTCTTGGTAAAAATGCCAGGAACTTGGAAATGACGTACCGAACGCTGCATTGTATGATGCTAAATTGTCACGATGAGCATGGCGGTCGCCTTGTGGCGGTGACGCTACGTTCTGCTTGTAGCGATACCATTTTGCAACCGGCAAGGTTCGAGCGAAATCATACAGGGTACAGGGTTCAAAGGTTTGCGCGGCACCCCCATCAATCACGGGACCGGGATTATTATATTCAAAGCCCCATATCTGAGGCACTACAAACACCTTGACGCGCTTTGTGCCAATTAAGAATCTGCCAGGCACCTCGTCTGCTGAATAGTTCGGTTCGCTCGTTACCTTGTAATTCGTGGTGTCTGCTGAGTCAAATGATTCGTAAAAGTGTCCAGTTGATTCAATTTTAATAGGGTATTTCGCGGTGTCCAATGGCGAACGGAACGCTCCCGGCAAAGAATAGGCTTCTCTTTTACCCCTTGCCCAGGCGTTTGTGCCGGTTGGAATCGGCATGTCTAAACTCACGGTTTCAGCGGCTTTGTTCTCCGCCTTCTGTGGTTTCGCCTGCCAACCGGAACCGCCAATATCAACCTGTCTTACGCCGACGCGAAGTTTAAGCCCAAGCTTTGACGCGGCTTTTTCAATCGGCCAACACTTATCATTCTTGCGGTAATTGGTTTGCGTTTCAGCCGCATCAATATTGAAAACGTCAACCTCATCAAATATGTAGATCGGTCGATTTGGTACATGATCAGGGTCTGGCCGGGTATCGCCGCCGCCATCATTGAAGTTTTGCCCACGTAGTAGGGATTGCGAAATTACCTCAGTCCATTCTATTTCATCGCGTGGATCCGTGCCGCCACGTTTGATAAAGCCAATTTGCGCACGGTTGTAAAGCATCTCAGTCCAGCGAAAAATATCACCCGCGCCCTCATCAAATGAGACAATATAGGCGTTAAACCAGTCACCGCCTTCAAGGGCAATATTGCTCACGCGCTCCCGGTACTTCACTTCAGCGAAAATCTGCGTCACATCATGGACGGTAACCTGTGGCAATGGCGACAAGTTCGGGTTCTCAGGCGAAAACGGTGGCGGCCCATAGCGACGGTCAGATTTGGGCGCTGCCTTCCTTACTTTGCCTTTTTTCTTTACCTTGACGGTTACGACGCCGCCGAAAGGTGCTTTTTTTTCACTTGGCATTTAATATTTCGCGGTCGTATCTTGTTCTATTTTGGCGAGTGCGGATTCAATATCGGCATTAAGTTCATCATCAATCTGTCTCTGCAATTCTTTCTGCCGAGACTTTAGCCGAAGTCTTTCCAGTGTTATATCCAAAAGCTCTTTACTGAGAACGTTTATTTTTTCTGAATATGGATTCGTTTGCATCTGTGCTATATTTCCAACGTGCGCGGTGCCGAATCATCTCGAATTGCGGCAAGCCCGAAAGGGTCAAGGGGTCATAGTGGTTCAAATCCGCAACCGCGCAGGGTATAACGTGGGCTTGGCGGGTCCGGCATAGAGTTAGACTTGTGAAGCAACACAGTAAAAGACGCGAGCCCACGGAAACTTTTCATTTTTAAGCAATGACCACACCTTCAATACTTTGCCCTATGACAATCTGGCCCCGCTCTGCCTGCGTACCACTCACGGAGTAGCCTGTCACTATGGCCGTAACTGAGTTTCCATCACGGTCAACGATGTTGCGAATAGAACCGCGACGAATGCCAGCGTCAAAACTCGCCAATTGGCAAGAAATCGTAGCCTTGGGATTCTTTGCCTGCTCCAATGCTCGTAGCGCCAATTCTTTCGCCACAGCATAGGGAATAAAGCCAGCGTCGAATGATATTGGTTCTCTTGCTCCGTCTGTTTCGTCAGATGCTTCATCAACCAACAACACTTGCCTGTTATTGATTGAGTCGCCGTTTCGGACTCGAACTGAATTGGTGCCTACATGCTCAGTGGTGCCGCTTGATTCTGGTCTGTTTTTTAACTGGTCTAATTTCTCAACGATGACTTGAATCTGGTCTGCGCCAGTATATCGCCACCATTGGGATGTAGTTGAAATGGGCAGGCGTTTTATAGTTGCGGAATCATCATCAGGCACACGCCCATTAAGAGAAGCTTCGAGCAGCGGAGTTTTAACAACGTTGTCCGGGTCTTCCTCTTCGTCGCCTTCAATAACAACCAAACCCTCTACTTGAATAAGGGCAAAGGTTTTCTCCATTTCGCCTGGGAATCCCGGTTTTGCTATCCAGTCAATCCTGCCTCTTTCCGTTTGAACATCTTGCATCGCCTTTGAACCGCTGCCCGTATCAACATAAGCGGTTGTGCGCTTTTCATAGCCAATTTTCAAACGCCATGAATTGGTGTACTTTTCGTCCTGTACTTCAACTAAGGTGTCTCTGACAATGCCGTTTTCGTCCCTTTGCTGTGAGCGCGTTTCGATTTTATAAACAGGGTCTGCGGTTATTTTAGTCGGGTCGTCTTCGTCGTCGTGAATCTCTGCGATATAGCGAATCGTGGTTATCTTTTGCCAGCCGGGTTCGCCGTAAGTTCCAACCTCACGCGGCGGATCTGTCTCTGTGCGAAAGGTCACGTTTTCAGGAAAGTCGTCTTCGGTTAAAGATTGAACGGAGATTTCCTTATGTGACAGCAGAACAGCATTGACAATGTTTAAGTCAGGGGTGGATTTTGAATAAGAGATATAACCTGAGGCGGTTACTGTCCTTGCTCCTGTCAATATGCCCTCTGGCAACTCACCGAAGATGTCAATTATGAACAGGCGATTGTCGTCTTCAAATACTACAGGCTTGAAATAGGAATAAAACGAAGCAGCAATGGAATGATATGAGGTCGTCAGAGAGAAGTCAGCGCGGGGAATCGCATAGTTCGGTAGGTTGTGAATCACTTCACTGAAGCCGCATTTCGTCACATAAGCAAAATTCAGCACCTGAATTAAATCCAGGCTTGCAATGGAGATTGTTTCTGCAACGATTGGATTACCAGCAGAATCATTTACGTTCGTCTTGGTTTCATTATCTTGTAAGATAGTAACTACAGGGTCGTAGATTATGACTGGCATGCGCGGCGCAAGCTTCCATTTCTCCGCAATCGCATCAACGCCTTTTACTGAATAAGCATCAGCAGGCGCAAGACCGCCGCCCACTTTGGTTATGCCAATGCTGCGGTTATCGCCGACAACCTTACCAGCTTTAATGAGATTGGTTTTTGGATTACTGGTTATGTTGTGGCGTATGAGCAGGTCAAACTGGTCACCACGTTCAAATACCAGCGTCTTATCGGCAATGGTAACGTCGGCCAGTACGCCGAGGGATGCTGAAGGGGCAGAGAAATTGAAGCTTGCAAGCGGTTGCTCTGTAGAATTGACCTTTAGAACTGAGGAATACTTTAAGGAAGGCATAAATGGGTAATAGAAAAGTCAATGGATTCGGCGTATAATGGGGACTATGGACACATGTGATACTTTTGAAATGATAGAAGAAATTGCCGCAGTAAACAGAGAAAAGCTTATTAACTCAATCCGGCAAATGCTTGAGCAGGGCGAATACCGCTACCTTTCACCACACTGCGACATCGAGACAGGGCAGCTTGACGGAACTTTCACGCCTGAACAATTGCGCGCTATTGCTGATGCTATGGACGAATTGAAACCGGTTAAGACCTCTACCCTCGCGGATTTTGACGTTGAATTAATTGAATCTAAAACGATAAACGGGATTGAAACCGGATTTCTCAAGCTTACGCCTAAGAATTAACCAACTTTTTGACCTTTAATTCCGAGCATCTTTTCGAACACGAAAGGCGCAAATCTGCCAAGCCCAACGCCTGACCATTCGCTGAGATTCCATAGCTGGGTGAAGAAGAATTTTGTCATCGTAGGTTTATGTTTACCAAATCAATAATCACCGGCACCCCATCACCGCCCTCTACGTCAACAGCAGCATTAAATACAGCCTCTTCGCCTTCACTGGTAATCGTTGCCGATGCTTCAAGCGTGTCCGTCAATTTGCCTGTTATGGTGACAGTAAAGAACGCAGGGAAGTAGAAGCGCGTAAGGTCATCCAGTGGCGCTAAAGATGGCCTTGTGATTGGGATAAGCAGCGGCATAAATGGGTAATAGAAAAGCTATGAAATTGAGAGTATACTGTGATTATGAGCGCACGTTATGGAATAAAATGCACTTTTTGCAATCAGCAAACCGCAATGAATTTTAAGACCTTATTTCTTGCCGACATCATCAGACTTTGGACTCACTTTCAAATTCTATACGAGGCGGATAGCTGCTTTGCAGGCTTTGAAATTAAAATTAGCGACGATTACGACGAGCCCTATTTAATGCAGTTTATGACTGACCATGACGGTCATAATTTAATCATAATCAATGAATACGGCGATGAGTTTAAGTCGCAATAACAACGCCTTAGGTCCTACGTCTCGCTCATCTCGATAATAATATCCAAGCTGCCCGTACTGGTTTCAGAGCCTGGAAATTCATCAAAATCCACAGTGATAATGTCGTATTTCGTTATGGACGTAATATCCATAGCAACCGCCACTCTTTCAGCATTGTCAAAATCTTCCGGTATCGTTAGGCGGTTTGATTGAGTAGTAAAAACTGTCACGCCGTTGATATTCAGGTCAAAGGTTGCTCCACCGCTTGCCATTACGTCACTGGTGTAGATTTTTATCTTTACTAAAGCGCCGGTTGCAGGTGCGCGAAACTTGAATATTGAAGGCGTTGGCGCTGTCAGTGCCGGTAAATCAATTGCCTCTGCTACGTGATTTGTTAGTGCCATTTATTCTTCGATCCTGTAGCCCAAAAGGTCAGCCACTCCAAAAAGTATCCGAGAGCATTCATGCGTCAAAAACATAGGAACCTTGTATCTGTCGAGGTCTATCGGTAATCCATGCTGCTGAATGGCATTATCAACGCCTGCTTTTGCTAACTCCAAGCTACTCGGCGAAAGCGGTCTAAAAGTCTCGCCGCATCGCCTGCATTTATATTCGACTGAAGCCCTTTGTCCCATTAGTCAGGCCACCCCGCCGCTGTTTTCATTGGAATTTCAGGTGTTTTCGTCATTTTCTTAATAGAGGAACTACATGCCAATAACCAAAAATTGCGAACATTGCCAAGCGCCTTATACTCGCGTTCCGGCTCTCGCGAAAGAGTCAAGATTCTGTAGCCGTAAGTGCTGCTTTGACTGGAAAGCGATTTCTAGCAAGGCCGATAAGAGACTGCAAAAGATATGCGATAACTGCTCTGAGCCTTACTACGCTCTGCCAAATATATTCAAAAGGGCTAGATTTTGTAGTCGTGAATGCTACTACGCAAGCAAGCGTACTGAGAATAAACCGTTAAAAACTTGCGAGCAATGCAACAAAGAATACTATCCCAAAAGCAATGACCGCGCTCATAATGAAAAGCAAAAATACTGTTCTAATCAATGCAGCACTATTGCAAGCAGCACGGAAAAAGAGTGTCAAAAATGTGGCGCTTTATTCATTGTTACCAGGCTTAATTCGGGATTAAAATATTGCTCCGTTAAGTGCACGCCTCGCGGATCGTGCTCGTATTGCGGCAAATTGGTAACTGGAAAAGGAAACAAGCGTTACTGTGATCGCTCCTGTGGTGCCTATGCCAAAAAGCGCATCGCTAAATTTTCCGAGTGCCACCACTGTAAAAGGTCATTCCCTCAGAAAAACGTTGACTCTGCCAAGCATAGAAAATATTGTTCTGCTCATTGTAGCAATCTTGCTACCGGAGAAACTAAGAACTGCCCGACTTGCGGTAAGGATTATTTTGCTCACAGGCTCATTAAGAATCGTTCCTACTGTTCTTCGAAATGCGTGCCCCGTAAGCCCTGTCCCCTGTGTGGAGTCGGTATCACTAAAAACCAAAGGCAGTTCTGTTCTTTAGAGTGCAGAAACATAGTCAAGGCGATTAAGCAAAATCACATCGCTCTGTGTTTTGCTAATACTATCCGTCTTAAAGGCTCCCTGGTTTGTGAGCGATGCGGATACAACGTGATTGCCGGCTTGATTATTCACCATAAAGATAGAAACCGCCAAAACAACTCGCTCGGAAACCTCGAAACCCTATGTTCAAACTGCCATTGTATAGAACATTATTCATACGCTCTTGAGCGAGATAGACTACTGGAAACGGCGAAAAAGATAGTGAAATACATAGATAAAATCAGCTTTCTTTAATCGTCTGACCAGCCAGCCCCGGAAGACACAAGGCCAGAAACCCTGACATCAAGAGGGTAAGGATTCGATAAACTGTTACCGCCCTCAGTAACCAAAATCCGAACGTGAAAATCAGCAAATCCGCCTGCCGTGATTGTTCCGGTCGCTTGCCCTGACTCAGTCAAATCAATGTCAGCGGTGCCAAACGTACCAGGGCTTCCCGATTCATCAGGCGCTATCTGCATAAAGCGAGTGCTGAATATGAGAATGTTTGCGGTGCTGGAATCTTCGGCATCCTCGGATAATAAAAACTCAACGTCTTGCAGGCTACCAGATGTGATTCGATAACGATCAACGACATTCAAGCCCTCGCTTGTGCCTTCTGATGAGTCCGTCAGATTGATGACATCGAATAAAGAACCATCAAACAGCACATCCATTATTTTTGATTCATCTGAACCCGTTACATTCTCAACCGTGATTGCATACGGACTCACCTGCCCATCCGTGAGCTTCTCTGTGGCAGATTCGGCAAAAGGAAACACACGCGCAAAGATAGTGCCAACCTTCGCCCAATGCTTGACGATGTTGACCAACTCAGCGATGCAGTTTGACGCACTCTCAGAACCTGTATTTTCTACCCTTACCTTTCTACTTGTGCCAGGTATGCCAGCAGACGCGCCAAATGATTCAGCAGCGCCAAAGGATAGACCGACTTTGATTTGTGCGGTCCAGGTGTCCAAGAATCCCGCGTCATCATCGAAAACAAGATCAACTCCGCGAAGTACATTCTTGTAAATCGTGGTGCCATCGAGTAATACGGTTTTACCCACACTGTCAATATTTGGATTATTGGGAGAATCAGCATTGACTTTGACCGTAGCATCTACGGCAGGGTCGCTATCATCAAACGTGAGGCTATACACGCCTGCGATTGCTCCGCCATCGCCATTTGATACAGCAGACACGACCGGCGTTCCTGACGTGTTACTGAGGCGGCATGAGGCATCTACGAATGTGCCTGAAAGTGCAGCTTCTTCAATTTTACAAACTAATCCACTCATATTTTCATGAACCTGAAATCTACGCCTTTTATAACGCTTTCATTTGTGCGCTGTGGCTCGATTTTCAGCCAACCGTTACCATCAACAATGCAGTTGCTGTTGATAGAATTAACATCGTCGGCAAGCGTCACGTTGAAGCTGCCAGAGCCAAGCATGGCGGCATTCACCGCTTCAACAATATCATTCAGCACATCAGGCGGAATGTATTCTACCCTGACGCCAAAGCCCTGGCCGGTGGCGATTTCTAATACCTGAGTGAATGGCGTACCATCTGCGGCAAAGGTTGTTGATGATACGAATGTCGCCTTGAAGTTGGCAGCATCGACCAATAGGACCTTACACGGTGTGCCGGAACTATCCTCTAAGTCAACGCCTGCGATTGAACCTTGTCCGTATCCTAAAGCCATTATTGATTATTCGAGAGATTGCTGCCCGACTGCAACGGAGTCGTACCGTTGACGCTGCCTAAATCTACAGAGGCAACTGAATCGTTTTCAATCTTGATTGTGAGCGCACCTTGAGCAAAGTTTGTAAGAGCGCCTTCTACTGAAGATAGCCGATTGCCAACTTCGACAAGAGCAGAAGTGTTATCTTTCTGCGCATTGGTCTGGTCGCGTAACCTCTCAAAGTTTTCTCTAAATAATTGCTCTTGAACCGTGATCTGTTCGTTCAGCGCCTTAAATCTCGCGTCCCTTTGCTCAGGATTCAAATCTTGGGTGTTGCTTGTAGCTTCCAGAATCCGGCCAAGCGCAAGTTGCCTCTGTGCCGGATTCTGCGCGATATCAAGAAACTTCTTCGCGGAATCAATCTGCTCCTGGATTGCGTCACGTTGCGCCTGTGCCAGTTTTACAGGGTCCTTGTTCGCTTCAAGTTGCGCGCGCTGTAATCTCAGATTGGAAAGCCCCTGCGATTGCCCCAATACTCCTTTGAACAAATCCAATATCTGCACTTCGCGGCTTGCCTGCGTGAAGGCATCCCGGAATTCTTTTGGCACATCGCGGAGCTTCTCAATGAAGGCTATTCGGCTTTTGTCAGCGGCAAGGAAGGCTTCAGCAACTGGATTGATTGAAAGTTTTGATTGCAGGTCATCGGTTGCCTTGCCGATTTCTCTTATGCCATCAGCAAACTTCTTATTAGCTTCATCCGTTTTCTTGAAATAAGCCTCGTTTGATTTGTTTATTTCGTCTGTGTACTTTTGCCCTTGCTTTAGTGAATCAAGATCAATTATGGATTTTGACCTTAAAGAACCGAATCGTTTTTCAATTTCAGCAGCGGCTTTACTGGCTTCATCTGATAGCTTCTTGGTATCGCCGACATTTAACGTATCGGGCGTTCCTGTATTAAAGCCGATGGCACCAGCAACGCCAAGCAATGTTAATTGTTTGAACTTTTGATAAGCAGAGGCGAGGATTCCTATTTCACGCGCCAGTTTTGCGGTGATTGCTATCACGGTGCCGAAGTCGCTGACCGTTGTATTAACAAATTTGCTTAAACCTGACTGAGAATCCTTTAATTGATTTGTCAGGTATTCGAGCGTGTCACTGATTGATTGAAATGATTTAGCGAGTCCTGGATTCTTTGAGATGAGTTCTCCCGCCGTTTCCAATAATATCTGCTGCTGAGCCGCTAAAGCAGTAAGTTTCCCCTTTAGTCCCTCCGCACCTTTTGCCGCGTCCCCTAAGAATGGGTCGGTTTCTTTCAAGAATTCATTGTAATATCTAGTTGCTGATGCTGTTCTTTTTGTAGCATCAGCTAAATCATCGAATTTTATTTTCGCTCTTTCTTGAATGATTGACAGATTAGTGCTGATGCCACCGGCATCGCTATTCGCGGAAGTATTTTGGCGAATACCTTCAGTTGTTGTAACAACCGCTTGACCTAAAGAAAGGTGAGCCTGCTTGTTAAATGTCGCAGTATCGGCAAACCGCTTTAGTAGGTCTATCGATTGTTCAAGCGAAAAGCCAGTCCTAAGAAGGTTTTTTAACCCTGCGCTTGCTTCCGTAGTGGTCAAGATTCCTTTCCTGACCAATTCAAGATTTTTAACAGCTTCCGTTGCAGACTGCGGGTCAATGCCTACAGATTTTGAAACCGTTTCAAGACCTTTTCGCGCTGCTTCGGCTTCGTTAAAAGCCTGTACAGCCGCTTGCCCGAAACTTATAGCTGCCGACGTACCTTGCTTGAAAAATTCAAGCACGAGCACAGCTTTAAATCCGTTGATAAATTTATCAACATCGGAACTGCTCTGCTTCGCAGTCTTGCCAATATCATCAACGCCTTTGTCGATCTGGCGTAAAGTGGCGCGTCCTTTCGCATCCTGATCTATTTCAAATGTGATTGATACTTTGTTTGCCATAATAAAACTCTTGACGCTCTTAAAAGCTTGTTACATGAATTATGCGAGGTTAAAGAAAATGAACAATTGCAAATATTGCGGAGAAAACAATCCTTCTACCGTGTTCAACTGCTTAAAATGTCATGCCGTGATGCCTGCCCCTCCACCCGTTCAAGCCGTAACCGTTGTTCAGGAAAGAAAGCCAATAGCAAGAAAACTAAACGCCAATCTGCCGAAGCCGCTACCAACCGAAATGGAAACGTTCAAAAGCTTTGCTATATATATGGGTATTGCTATTGCGATTGTCGGGTTATTTGTTACGATGTTCTTTGTGTTAAATAAAATACAACCGCTTCCATCTACAAGTTCAGCATCTACCGCAAGCCCTGAACCCGTATCCTCAGAAACGGGATATTATTTAGATTATAAATTCACCTTAATGAAAAAGGGTTCTGATGATAAGGTCGTTGCATTGTTTCAGCCAAGAATGTTGCCGCATAACGATATTGCTTTAATTGGCGCAACCCGCAAAGTTATCAGCCAGGCATACGGCAAAGAGATTTCCAGCGATCCGGTATTAGTGGGCAAAGAAATTAAATTCACATCTGGAAAAGATAGTTTCTATGTTATGCCAGTCAAAGAAGATACTGGTGAGATTCATACGCTTGTAATTCGCAGGTAGTCAAAGCGATAAAAAAACAGGGATGTACAGTCCCGGCTTTTCTGCTACTATGCTGCGTCTTCCTTCTGGTCATCCGGTAGAACGAAGGCAAGATCGTATTGCACATCATAGCGAACCTTCAAATCTTTGGCGTATTCGTTGGATTCTCTAATGTGGTGACGCGCTCTTTCTTCGTGATATTGAATCGTATACTCATAATGAGGTACATCGAAAAGAGCCTGCTGCATATAGCCCTGAGTCGTTTCGCCTTGCTCATCTGTGATTTGAACATTGGCGAAGACCGGGCGACCGCGACCGTCTTTTATCTTTCGCATCATGCGACGAACGAAAGTCTCTTTGTACTCTCTTACCGCATCTTCAATATCGTTTTCAGACCAGAAGCTTTTATCGTCAAGCAGGTCAACGGCTTGCTTGGTTGAAATAAAATCTTTAGAGCGTAGGGTTTCCGTGAAGACCTTACGCGCCATTTTGTCATGCATCTTGGCTGAGTTCATTTTCTAAATCCTCCTTCAGGTTGGTGAGCGTTTCCAGAGTGTCACACAATTTCTTGTGATAGATTTTCTTTTCTCGCTCAGTCCAACTGCTGACTAATTTTTTAATACCTCCGTGTGTTGTGAGGCTCATAAAAATCTGACTGACCTTTACAAGTCCCTTTGACCATCGTTCGCCCGGACTTTCACCAACAGAAAATTCCCGTTCTCGCATGGGTGGTTTTTCTGCCAATTCAGCCAAGACATTTTGATCGTGATTCGCTAACTTTTGCCTGACCTCTGTTCGCCGTTCTTCTGGTATGGCGTCAAGGTTTTTAGCAACTGTTACCGCATCTTTGCGCGTGGGAATCACTACCAACTCAGGATATTTTTCGACTGCGGCAATGTGCTGCCGAACGTCTGGAATAGTCGCCTTACCTGCTTTGATTTCCACCAAAGCTTGCGGGGCTTTCTTCTCTATGACTTTTGCATCGCTCACGTACTGGCGATTTGTGCCAATGAGCTTTGCGGCTTGTTCGGTAGCCTTGCCCGGATTTGCTTGTTCAATTTTTTGACTAAGCAAAACGCCGCCTTGACCGCCGCGCTGTCTTTCTTTTGCTTCTACGGAAAGAAACTTTTCAACTTCTAAAGCGATGACAGCCTTTTGCGAACTACTTAAATGTCGCCTGTGTAGATTCAGGCTGATTACAAAGTTAATAATTGAGCCTTCGCCATTCCATTGCTGATAATCTGGCTCGACTCCTAATTCCCGGCAAGCTTTGTAGCGGTTCCGTCCGTCAATGATTTTGCCCTCATAAAGCCAAATCGCTTCACGTAATCCGTTTTCCCTGATGTCTTTGACGAGCGCCCTATACTCGTCATCAGACATCATAGGAAACAGATTTGCCACATCATGCACGGGCAGACCTGCATTCTCTTTTACAAGTGCGCTCATAGGTTTCTTTTTTCTCTTTGATTAAAGGTTGACGGTCGGAATATCTATTTTGTAGGATTCGGGCGCGTCAATCTTTGTAACTATCGGTTGTGCGTAAAGGCTCGAACAAACTTTCGACGGGGAGTTCGAGCCGCTTCTATTTGCTTACTGCTTTTTGCGCTTCTTCAATCGGCTTTCGATTGCCTCTAACGCAAGTTCTAAAAACGCAGGTATAGAACGAGTGCCACGTTCCCAGCGCGAAACGGTCATTACGTCCACGCCAAGCTCTGTGGCTAACTGTTCCTGTGTCAGTTCTAATTGTAGTCTTCGTTCTTTTAGCATTTCCTTTTCCATGACGCGGAATTGTATTTTACCGCTTGCCTCGCGTCAATTTGAATCCTAAACCATTGGTCTATAAAGGTCAAGAAAATAATTAGACCAATGGTCTATTTTATTGTTGACTTTGCTAGACCAATGGTCTACAATTCAGACATCGCAATTAAGGAGATAGGAAAGAATGAAAAACGAAAACGACAATCAAGCAAAATTGAAGCCTGAATATGTAACCCGCACAACTTGGAGTCACGGAAAACAGGTTGTTGTTGTTGAGCAAAAGAGCGCACCGAAATTTTACGGTGCAATTGAAATCTAACATTGAAGTGTTTAGGGCGGTCAGCATCCCGCTAAGAAGTTTGACCGCCCGACATTTCCCAACCCGAAAGAAAGGAACATTATTATGAAACCTGATAGCCGACGAAAAGGTCAAGCAAAATCTGACAGGAAGGGAATCACCCTTCAGAGCTTTCTTAAAAAACATGGTCAATGGGATGACGATCTGGTTTTTGAATCCCTCAAAGGCTTGCGACCTCTCAAACTTAGAGCGTTGCTCACGCTGGCACTTCACGCTGATGAAAAGCTGACGGACAAGCTTCTTGAAGTAGCTGGCATAAGAACAGACGTAAGCCAGCGCATACTGGTAAAACTCTATAACAGTCAGGAAGGTGACGAATAATGAGCGCAAATGTAATTCCATTTCCATCTGCTAAACCTTGTTTGCCTGAATCTAACCCGGTCTCTTTCTTTGATACTCCCGTCGAGAAGTATATTGATATAAGACCTATCGAAAACGCGGCTCCCGGCGATGAGTTTTTTGGTTGCAGATTAGACGGAGGCTCACTTTCGGGCGACGGTATTTTTGATGGTGACTTTGCAACCTTTCGTAAGATTTCAGACCTTTGCGTAATCAAGCCCGGTACTCTTATTGCGGTTCTTACGCCTGACGGACTGCTCATTCAGCATGCCTATTTAGGCATCGGAACTATAAGACTGGTCGCTTCAAACCCTCAGTATAAAGACCGTACCTATCTGCTTTCTGATGTTGAAATCGTTGGCACAATCGTTAGGGTCGAAAGGGATTTCCAGTAACTTACCCTTGCAGGGGCGCGACTGCACAACGCGCTTACTTTTTACTTGCTGCCTTCATCTTCTTGTAATAATCAAAATCCTGCTCAAACTTCGCTTGCGCTCTTTCCTGCTGGATTATGCGACAAAGTTCAGCGAAGGTGATTGACCAATTATCTTCGATGCGGTCTTGATTTTCGTGCAGTATGCCGCCAACAACTGAATGTAAATCGTTCAGCGAGTCAACGTTCCAGCCCTCAGGAAAGCCAGGGTGTAATTCTATTTCTTCGACTGCCTGTTCAATCCTTATATCATTAAACAGATCCATCAACGGGCATTTTGGGCACCCTTTTTTGCGATCTCTGTACTTGTCATTCTGTGGATTGTGGTCGCAAAGATTACAATAATATCTGGGGCCAAGTAAGAAACGCTTCTCAGCAAAGAAGTTTGCTTTCCAGGCTACAACCCTAAACGCGGCGAAAAAACTCCAGCGGCTTTTGGGCGCGTTCCACCTCCATAACTACATACTGAATCACGCTTTCGTAGCCTGAATCCGTGAAATAATCTAAAGCGCGTTGCTCAAGGGTGCCGCCTTCTTTCGGGAAATCATCAATACCTTGCGGTTCTTCGGCTAACTGTTTACAGAATCGCGCCAGATTGTTTGCATCATCAAATAGAGTAGCGGCAACTTCCAAGCCTTTCCTTGTGCCTGCGGTTTCTCTGTTCATCGTGAACAGTATGACCGTTTCCTCTGTCTCTACTTCGCCCGCTTCATTTGTGCTTCTGTTCACCAGCGTGACAGATACCGGAATCGGCTTGGTGAAGAAATCTTTCGTTATTCCCATTTATTCCTCTTATGGCGTCGGATCAATTAACGCATAGATATTCAAATTAACCGGGTCGCTACCTGCATTGGTCACATACATTGTGGTCACGTTAGTAGTGATGGGATTCGCGAGCTGACTCTGATTATCCCAATCTACCCCGCTGTCGGAATCGAGCGTAAATGTATTGGCAGGCGAACCGCTTGAATTAGTTTTCAATGTCAGCGCGGCATCAGCCGAAATGAACAGCGACTTCAAAGCAGCGATTGTGAAGGCAATCAGGATTTGCTGATTTGTCGTTGTGCCTGGTACGGCAATTTCAATCGCCAATTCTTCTTCTGCTTCTATGGTGCTGGTCAAGGCTGGGCGCACTGTCCCGCCACGATTCAACGATCTATTCCATTTATGTGTTGGCATGATATTTCCTTTATGTTTCTCTGGTTACGGTAACTGTATCGGCTGCCTGTCTTGGCGTTAAATTGTAGGACAGCACAGAGCGCTTGAAGCCCCCCTCGTAACTCTCGCCATCATTATGTTCAAATAAAGCAGAAGTGCAGGCAAAAGTGACGCCATCAGATGTCGTGCCTATCCTGAAACTGAAGGGATAACGTGTCGTTGGGTCTGCAATGCCAGCTAAATACAGCGCATCATTCACCTCGCCCTGCAAATTGCACTTTAATAACAGGTCGCGCAGGTCGGCGCGTTCATTGCGGGTAATGTCAACTGATGCGCGAGTGAATGGATCATTCGGATCCGGCTTATTATCAAAATTAAACTCATATCCGGACAGGATGCTCAACCGACTAACAGAATCAATTGAAAAAGCACCATCCTTGAATCTGGCTACAGGGTCATCATTGCAATCTGACCAGTCATAGGCTGATGCCAGGGAAGGAGCGCCATGCCCCAACCATTCAAAAGTTGTCGTGTAACCACTCACGGCCAGCGCTATGTTTATTTTCATCAGCACCATCGACTTGAGAATGATGGGTTGAATAGCTGAGCCGTCATGACCGTAGATTAGAGAGGTGGCAGGAGGTTGATATTCGCCTTTCGGAAGTAGCGTAACGTCATCACCTGCGATCACCCCGAAAGCCCACCCGAAATGGCCGAAGATTTCAGCTGGTACCGCTTTTATTCCATAGGTCAATTTATACATGCGACTATTCAATATCCGGTCATCGATGCCTTCGCCGGAACATGTCAAAATCTCTTCTTTGTCGCTAATAAAAGTTAATTTCGGGTCTTCGTCAGACAAGGGGATTCTTGTATCAATATCACCCTGCGATAGTGCCGTATCGAAATCACTCTGCACGTCAAAACCGGCAGCGCGGCATATTGCAACCGTTGACCTTCTTTGTTGAGCCATAGCGTTTTATTCTCCTCTTACCCTTTGGGCTTAAATTCTTTCAATCCACCAACAACACGGCGCAATAGCTTTGCTTCCGGGTGATAAAATCCTTTTTTTTGCGTGGCAGCATCAGGCAATTTAATTTGCCGTAAACCAACCTGAATAAAATCAACGGGTTCGCCAAATTTGGGTTTGCCTTCTTTGTCCTCTTCGGTTGGCTTATCAAGCCAATTAACCACAGTAAAAGGTCCGTCCTTTTCAGTTTGCTTATAAACGCGCTCGTTTGACCAGATAAGGTTTGGCTGTGGCGTTGCTGTTTTCGGTCCCTCAGATGAGGCGGCATTTTCGGCAACCGGTTCTTGCGGTGTGTCATCACTGGCAAGGCTTATGCCGTCCATAGTTGGCTCTTTTGCTGTTGTAGTTTTACGTCCTGCCATTTGATGAACTCCTAATATGTATTCAAAACCAATACGCGAAGGGTAAAATTTGCCACATGGGCAATTTGCTTCACGCTTCCGCCATCAATTTCTTCCAGGTGAAAATCTTCGCTCGACTCCAACCCCTGATGGTCGATGGTTCCGTTTTTGATTCCCAGGTGTACGTCTTTGTTAAAAGCTTCGTTTGCGTAATATATTGCCCGCTGAAAGCTAATCTCGCTTGTGATACCGCCCGACATTTCGCTTTGATACAGGTGGGAAAACTTTAATGTAAAGATATAAATAGTAGTGATGTCGCAACCGCCAACGCCTTCTGCGACCTGAGAACCGATAGAAGTCCAGCTAACTTCCCAGCCGCGCCACATATCAATGCTATCAGCATCAACCTGACTTTTCAGCAGCCGCAATGAATCAGAATTCGACTCAGCCAGCCGCTTGTCAGTGATAATGATTCCCTGACCATCAGCGCCTTCTAAAATCTCGACTATTCCATCGGCTATTTCTTCGGGTGTGATGTTCATTTATTGAGAATTGCGGCTATCCTGATTTCAATATCAGTCAATGCTTTGCTGATACGGGAGGCGTAATTTGATTTGAGATTCTTGAATAGAAATAATCTATGCGATGGTTTAAAGCCGGTCTTTCGCGGTAATCCCTCTTTGCCAATCTTGCGACCAATCAAAAAGGCGATGGATTTCTGCTTTGCCAGCAGGCTTTGTACCCTCGTGCGGAGCTTCCCAGTTGCTCTGCTGCGCGTTCTGGTAATGCCTACAGCTAAAGACCGTCTTGTTTTGACTGATTGAGCGTTCGCGCCAAGTCCTTTGCGCTGTACCCATTTCAATAGAACCTTCGGCGGTGGCTGCTTGCCTGGTGCGCGCCCTTCTTCAATCGCTTCAATCCCCGGCGCATTCGAGAAGATCACCATCTGCGTATTGATACCGCGCCTGGTGAATTTGCGCTTTACTGTCTTTTTGTAGTGACCGGGTAAGTCTCTTTCCAGTGCAGCAACGAGGTCATTGCCTAGCGGGTCAAAAACTTCTTTTACAGCTTGACCAATTAGCACAGCAGGACCGGGTTTGAAGAATGCGCCCGTTTTTTTTACTACCGCTGCCATTACTTAAACTCGCCGCTGGGCTTCACGTTAAACGTCCAAATCCGCTTGCTTGGATATGTGGGCGCTTTCCTGCCTTCATCTATCCAAATCTTTGCAGGCGCTGATATGGTTGGGATATAGATGCCGAAAGCGTTTGATTTGTCCAGCATTTCTCTTGTGATTGGGTCAAGTTCGGCAATCTGCAGAACCATCACGCCTTCTATTTCTTTATCAGCGTGAAGAAACCAGCCGGTTAGAACCTGCCTGATAACGTCATATCCCTTGCGCCCATTTGTGGCATAATCCAGCAATGACAGCGTGGCGGTCTTGCCAAGAAACACATTGCGCTTTGCATCTAGGCCAGCGGCTAAAGCTTTAGTGAAGTCAGGCATATACTTAAATGGGGAGTATTAAAACCTATGCGCTTTGGGTATAATCTGGCTATGATTTGCAATGCCATCAGAGAAAAGAATTCATCTTATACGACAACCCGACAAGCCGAAGTTGAATTTTGCTGCGAAGAGATGAAAGAAGCATGGAACGATAGGTTCATCGGCTTCGGCGAATTTGACTCATACCCTATTAATCGCATTGTAGATGTCTGTGTTTATCGTTGTTTTGCCTATCCAGAAGGCGCGTTCTATAATGAAATGCCGCTTAAATATTGTCCGTTTTGCGCCGAAGAAATCAAAATCGTAATTACCGATGCGCCACTAGAATTGAAAGCTAACCGATAACCAGCAAATTAAAATCCTTTATGGATTATCTTTCACAATAGCTTTACCTTGAGCCAACACTTCAACTTCATCAGGCGAGCCAGTGAGAATATGACGAACCGTGTAGCGTGACCGTGCAACTGCCAACGCTGCCGTTACAGTGCTTGTCAGTTCAACCTTGACCTCTTTGACTATATCGGTGGCTGTGACTACGGTTGCCGTTACCTCTTCATCCTGCACAAAGAATTTAACTGTACCTTCGTCCAGATCAGGCCATAGCCCGTTCACGTCGAGAAAATGAATCGCCCTGCCGTTGTCGGTAGAATAGGAATCGCCAATCGTAATAAAAATATCTTCGCTATCTTCCTGCTGGTCAGATACACGAATTGCCGCGGTTCTTTGCAGTGAATCACCGCCACCCCCGCCGCTGATGCTTGATGTTTTCACATCGGTAAACTCAGCCTCTTGCGGATTAATTGCGGCAAAGGCTTTCAGTCCGGTTGGCAACGTGCCTGTGTAGAATTTAATGCCGCCGCGGTGCGCATCCGGTATGGTTGTGCAATGAAACAGGTATTGTCCGAAACCAATCTCACTAAAGCCACTTGTCATTTCTGAGCCAACATCAACATTGCTCGAATTGACCAGAATTGCTTTCAATGTCAATCCTGTCTGGCTTGCGCCTAAGTTAATCGAAAAATCTAAAGTGTACATAGGTTAAAAGCCCATTGCGGTCTTCAATGCTGCAGCCCATGCTGCATTGCCTGCGGTCGAATAATGCACGCCGTCTGTGGTGTTTGCCGCGCCGTTATCGGCTGCTTTGATCACGATTCTTTCATCAGGCCCCGCGCTGGCAAACAATGAGCGGGTTGATAGGACGTTCACAATCCAGGTGTCGTCCATAAGATCACATAGCGCATCAAATCCCCGCTTCCAGACCTTTGCAACAAGAATGTGCGTTGTAGGCCAAGCCGTGTGAATCTTATCCAGCAGGCTACCCAAAGACGCCTCGAAACTTGCCTGCGATGTTACGTTGATGTCATTGACGCCGATGTTGATCAGCGCGAACTTGTTTAAGAAGGCTGGAACTTCTTGTGTTGTTCCGCTTATCCAGGCGTTTGCTTGATTGTCGAGGTCTGCCGCACGCCATCCCGATAAAGCCAACTGAGCGGGGTAATTATTGAATGCCTGTCCTGCTGTCCGAAGACTGCTAAATAGCGTTGCCTGAAAACCATTAAGTTCGGTCTTACTGTCACCAAGAAAGGTGACAAGCCCAGTTATAAATTTACTACATGGAATCCTATGCTTACTTCGGCGGTTGCCGCTGCTCCTAAAGTAATCACAAAACTCCCTGCCCCCGGCACGGCGCTTTTTACCCAAGCTGTCGTGTCATTTGTTCGTAATGATGTATAGATAGTTGAATTGACGGTACACTTATCACAAGTCACTGTAACGGTCGTTCCCGCCGCGGCGATGTTGACCGTTCCGTGCGCCTTGTTAATCGTCTGATTGCCGGTTGTTCCTGCCGGCGTGATTGTCTGGTCAACGTAGAGTTGGCGAAGTTTCAAATCACCAAATGAACCAACCGTACCATTATTGATTTCAATCATCCTGGCAGCGCTTCTTGCCATCGCCGTATCAAGCGAGGTCGAAGTCACTGCGCCAGAAGTCCAGCCAACAATCAACGATGACAGGTAGCGATGCTCTACATTTACGTCGCCCATTGTAGCAACGCCGTTACAGATTGTCGTAATCTGGTTGGCATTGTTTCCGTTCCAACCCGTTGTCAGATTGCCCTTGAAGGTGATGGAAGGTGTCAGCGAAACAGAGCTTCCCTTTGCGGCTGCAACGAACTGGCGGTCATCAGTCATAATGACAGCGCCGTTGTTACCTGAGCCAATCAGAGCGCCGGGAACCAAGTTTATATCGCCACCATTGCCGTTACCGCTTGCGTTTCTTGCTGCTGCGCCTGCCGTGATGGTCACAGAGCCACCATTTGCTGCGCCTGCCACGCTTGACCCTGCCACTGCTGCCGATGCCGTCAAGGAGGCTGCAATACCCGCCTGCGAGGTTGTAATTGCTGCTGGAGCGGTTGCTGTGAATGCTGCGGCTACGCCTGCACCGGTTACGAGTGCTGTGTTGATTGCAACGGAAGCAAGATTGTCGAGTGCTGTCGTTGCTCCGCTGCTTGTAATGGTTGCCCATTCTGGAGCTGTAGCGCCTGCGTTCATTCGCAGTTGCTGAAGGGCGGTGCCTTTGGCAAGACGAGTCAGAACATTCGATGCTCTATAGTAAATATCGCCGTTCGCGTCAGAACCAAGCGACATTGTGACAGCGCCCAAAGATGCACCAGAACCCAAACCGCCACTTGTGACAGTGCCAATTGCTGTCAGGGATGAAGTGACAACCGTTGAATTCAGGGTTGTGCCTGTGAGCGTTCCTGCTGCTGCTGTGACTGTTATTGCTGCCGTGCCATCAAATGACACGCCGTTGATTGCTCTGGCGGTCTGTAAAGCCGTAGCCGTGCCAGCATTGCCTGTGACGCTTGTCTGGTCGCCCGTGTTGGTTCCGGAAAGCGAAAGATCAGTTTTCAGTTGCGCGATGCTGCGATTTGTCCAGGCACCGGCTTTGCGCTGCAATATATCGTCATTGGTTGGCGTGAGTCCTGCGATTGCTGAAAGGTCAGTGCTTAGACCTTGAGCATCAGTAATCCCATAGCCTGACAGTGTGGTAGGCTTGCTGCCAATCTGCGCGAAAGTGTAATCATTGCTCTGCGCTGTGACCGTTCCGGAGCGCCCGAACACTGATGTAACGCTATCGGTAGGGGTTAATAACTCCTGCCAATTGGCAAGAACCGTCGCGTCTGCAGTCTTGAGGATGAAAGATTTGTTCAGGTCTGTGCGTACGGCAATATCGCCCACTTCTGCTGTAAGAGCGAGCATTGCAACCTGAGACGCGACAACAAAAGTATCGGTAATAGCGAGGGCAGGTAATTGATTCGGATTTATCTTTCCGGATGAATCTAAGCCAGCATAACCGCTGTTCTGGTCTTTGTTGGCTGGGTCCTCTGGCGTAAACCCTAAAGCCGCTTGCTTGGCGTTCCAGGTGGCAGCACTGGCAATGTACGAATCACCGATGGGCGTACCGTTCCAAATACCGGCACTGACCGTACCAAGAGTTGTCAGGTTTGTGCTGCCTGCCCATGTAGAAAGTGCGGTATTCTCTACGCTGCCCAGTCCTACCTGTGATTTTGTCACAGAGTGCGGATTGCTCGTATTGGCAACGTGCGTAGACAGGTCGGAATCATCAGCAGGCGTAAAGCCTAACTCTGCAATGATTGCGGCGTATGATAAAGGTGCGGTTGCGTTTGGCATTACTGTTTAATAAGAGCGTCTAGGGTAAAGGTGTATGGGGTCTGGCTTTCTTTTGAAACTCCTGCGCGGTCAAGTATTTCCGCGCCAAGCTGATTGATTTGCTGCTGATTTCCAGCAAGGTCTTTTTCCAGCCTCTCTTTTATGTCTAATAGAGTGGCGGCAGCAATCTTTTCGCTCAACTTCAAGTCGATTCTGTCAGGTTCGGGGGTGGCTTCTGTGGCTGCTTCTTTTTGGTTCACAATGCTAAGTTTTTTTCTGCTCATAAATTTCTACTTTACCTATCTACAAAGGCAGCGCCACGATGGGCACCCGCAACGCGAACAGCAGCGCCCTAAGCGATTCATTGGAATAGTGCCAATGCCAGCACGAGCAGAAGGCGATTCATAGAGCGCGTCAATCATATAATCAATCAACTGTTCTCTATCTCTTACCTGTGAATAATCAACGGCATCTTCACCGCCAGTCAGCGCAACAGTGCCGTCGCCAATTCCATCAATGAGAGTCAGCGCAGCATTGATCTGCTGTATCTGCACCGTTGTCGCTGCGTTCAATTTCGCTTCAAGTCCGGGATACAAACCGACTTGCGATTTATATCTTTCAGAACCGCGAATCAGAGACAGAGCCTGAGATTTTGCGATGCTCGAAAGCGTTGTCGAGGCGAGTGTAATTTCTGCGATTGTTGGCATCGTGACAGCCTAAAGGGAAGAGGCAAGAGGGAATGTTGATTTTCCCTCTTGATGATAATTATCTGTTTTTCTTTGCGCCGGCATCTTTCGAGGCTGCGGCTTTCTTTGCGGCAACTTTCTCTTTCTTTGCGGCAAGGGCTTTCTCTTCTTCTTCGATCTTTGCTTCTGCGGCTGCTGTATCTTCTTCTGATTCCGCCAAATCAATTTCATCTGGCAGGGTAGCTGTAGAGGTGTGAATCTGACCGCCATGCATCACGGATTCACCTCTTGCAATGATGGCCTCCATGTCGGCGCGTGATAGTTCGGTTTTTACTTCTTTTGCCATTTCTATTTCTCCAAAAGGACGTGTTGAAGCGGCCCCGAAAGACCGCCCCTGTTAATAAATGGAATTATCGAACGGTAAGCACTGCGGTTGATGACAGGCGTTTCTTGCGAGGCCAGCCACGCGCCACAGCCCATTGTGTCAGGTTCGGCGGGTTGAAGTCCGGGTTTGCGGTCGCATAGCCTACAGGCCCGTATTCTGGGCCACTGAAACCACCGAGCATACTGCCATCGGTCAGGCTTGAAACAACTGTCTCTGTGACAATCGCATTGCCAAAATCAATGGCCATGCCCGTGTTGTCGTCGCTCGAATCAGACAAGACGACCTTGCCGGATGGAAGATAAGGCGCTGATGCTTTTGTCCCATCGTTGGCTTGCGTCCAGGCTTTCGCGTCGTACAATTCGATTTCCATGCCGATGATGCGCGCTGCAAGTGCAGTCATTTCAGGCAGTGCGTTTGACGGGAAGCTGGCGGCCGGGAAGGTTATCTGCGAATACAGCTGCGCCTTTGCCTGAAACTCTGTTGTTGCTATCATCAGCCTGAAATCTGCACTGCCCATCGTCACACGGTTATACATCTCACCGTATTTCTCAGCGCCCAGCTGTTTCAACGACAGGATATTGTCAACAGGCGTTCCGGTGCTGGCCGATGTCCAGAGCGGCGAAACTGTAACCTTGAGGTCGGAAGGCATACCCCACGTTGCACCACTGATCTGGATTCCCAAGCGGTTGTAGCTATACGAATCAATCGCACAGGCAACAATCAGGGCTTCCATTCTCTGACGAACACCAAGAAGCAACTTATCCTGTTCACGATTTACATAGTCGCTGAGAATGCCTTCATCGGAAGGAATCCCGCCGCCTGCGTTGATGCGCGCCAGAAGATTCAACATCTCCTGAGTGATAAGCGAACCGTGCTTGAGGTTCGGAATCTTGTTGGTTTCCAGCGTGAACTTGCCATCTGAACGGACAACGGCTTTCTGATCGTCTGCAATGATGTCAGCCATCAACACATTGCCATCAAACCGCGCCATAATCTCGCCATCAGTGGCATTGACTAAAGGCGTGCGGTTCAAGAATTTGAGTTGCTGCGGTATTTCTCTAATGTCTCGCAGCGTGGACATCACAGTATTGATTCTTCGTGTGCCCAGTATATCTAAACCACGCATAATATTTTCCTCCTATGGATATTTTTACGCTGCGAGCTAATCGCACCGTGTAATTGTTGCGATTAGTCTTTAAGCAGTTGGATTGCCGGGAAAGCGGTCAGGAAATTGGCGATTGTGGGGCCATTGAGAACGCCGACAAGCAATCTATCCTGCCATACCAGACCACCTTCAATAACTGCCGGGTTGGAACTGTTGAGCTCACTGTAAAGAACCGTCTCATTCAGGATATACGCTTCGCCGCGTGTCATCGTCTGACGCCCATCGGTTGCAGTGGTGTCGATTGGGCCATATTTGCCGTTGCCGGTTCCTGCGGTTGTCGTGCCGTGCGTAACGCTTGGTGTCGTGCCGCCCGCGAAAGTGTTGGTCGATGTGAACTGCGGAATGTTGCCCAGATCACGGTTTACGGTGATGGTATAGATATAGGGTGAACCCGCAGAGCCAGAGCCAGAGCGCGCAACGGAAACACCGTCAGTGCCAAGACGAAGCAGAGCGTTAAGCGTGTCCTGAAACGTTTGCGCAGAAGCGTTGAAGGCGATTGCCGCCGCGACTTCTGCGGAGTAGTCACCATCTGCCGGCAATGTCAAGATTGCGCTTCCCGATGTCGGGCCACCAGTGAATTCAACGGTCTGCACTTCTGCTGTACCAATCAAGCCCAGTACCTGACCGTAGCGCAGATATTTATCGCCGTTTTTAACAACGGTGCCATCATCAAGCGTCGTGTCAGATGAAACAGCGGTGACCAGCGACCAGTCAACAGTGATGCCGCCTGCTTTCCAAAGCGGCTTACCATCAGCAGACACCATAACCTGACTGCCGGTTGTTTCCAAAATCTGTCTTCCAAATGCCATCGTATTTCCTCCTAAAATAGAATCGTGATTGCTCTTTTCAGAGCGTTATCGCCTCCAGATTAGGAAGCTTTCTTACTGTTCATCTTTTCGGCAAAGTCTTTGGTTGATGCGCGTACCTTCTCAAGTTCTGCGGCTTCCGGATCCGCATTGTTATCCAGAGCATAAGCACCGTTTGGTATCTGCGATTTCACAAGCTCCATGCTCAAGTTGTGCTTCGGACGCTTCTCAAGGCTGGCTTCCAGAATCTTGACGCGCGAACCATCGGCAAGCGGATTCGCTTCGTCATCAATCGCGGCTTGAACGTACTGCGCTTTGAAGCTTTCCGCTTCAGCCGGGACGATTGAGCGCGAAGTGATTGCCGTCTTCACGAAAGCATCGGCGGCCTGCGTGATCTTTTCCTGTTTGAGCTTGGCGTTTTCAGCCTTCAGCTTTTTAACCTCTTCGGATTCAGCCGGGGGCTGTTGCGCTATAGGTGCCTGCGTCGGCTGCTGAACTGGCGCTACGGGTTGCCCTGTCGCCGTTGCTACTTCCTGTCCCGAAAGGGCATTTTTTAGATGGTCCCATAAATTCATGGTCGTATCTCCTTTGTTGCCCGATTCGGGCGGATTGTTAGTATTTTCAGCCGTGGCATTCATTGCGTTTTTCTTGCGCTTTGCTTTGCCAGTAGCCATTTCCTTCAGAATTGATTCAAAACTTCCTGTGCGGTCAGCGAGTCCAGCCGTAACAGCGGCTTTGCCAATCATCATGCCGCCCTGACCAAAATCAGCCAGTACTTTTTCAACAGTGACGCCACGAAAGCGCGCCACATCTTCAACAAAGACTTGCGCCATATCGTCAACAAGCTGCTGCAGAACGGCATCGCCTGATTCGGTTCCCATCTTCGGGCGCTTCTTTGGGGATTGCTCAGAAACATAGGTGCGCTTTTGAATGCCGCGCTGCTCGTAAGCTTTGGTGTAATCGGTTGCTTCCATCACTGTGCCGATTGAACCAACCATTGCAGAGGAATCAATCACAACCTCATCAGCAGCAGCAGCAATGTAGTAGGCAGCGGATGCGCCATAACCGCCAATGTAGGCAGTCACAGGCTTGTCACTCTGACGTTCAGCAATCATCGTGGCAAACTCACCAATGCCGAACGCTTCACCGCCCGGGGAGTCTATGAAGAATAAAATTGAACTGACACCTGGAGCGTTTAAGGCTTGCCCGAAATTACGAGCGAGAGATTCAGTTGATACGCCGCCACTCCATTCAGAGAAGAAATCGGCATGGCGTACTATCGGACCTATAACTTCGATAACCGCAACGCCATCACGAACACGCACGCGCTTATTGTCACCAAGCGGCTCGCCCTGTTTGATTGCCAGTGATGCGGGACTGTTTTCCCGCGCTTCTCTTTTGTCTTTAGCTTCGGCAATACCTTTGGCGATTGCTTCAAGGTCGCGCTCGCGAGAGACAACAGAAACAATCAGTTCGAGGTATTCCGGGACAATCATCCACGGTTGAGAATTGACATAGCCAAGTGCGTTCATTTAGACGAACCTCATCTGCAAAACTTTGATTTGCTTCGTTTTGTGCTGGCGAGTAATGAATTTAGGCATTGCTTTAACGAGAACCTCAGGTGCACGGAAAATTCGTACAGTTGACCGCTTCACCTTTACGCATAAAGCCACGAAACGGCGACGACTATCTTCTGCGGCAATTGCCTGCTCCCGCCTTCTTATTTCTTCCATCTGCGCGGCGATAGGGTTAAAGCGGGGTTCTATCCTGTAGTCATCGCATCTTGTAGTGGTAAAAGTTCCAGAGTTCATTGATTGCTTAGAAGATATGGGCTTACAAAAGAAGTGATGAAATAAATAAAAATCAGTAAAAGGATTATGCAGACAACTGACCAACCAAAGGTAAAGCCCGAATTATCTACGGTGCCAAAATCCTTTGATGGGTCAGGCTTTGGCGGTCTGCTTGGCGGTCTATCGCTCATTGATTAGCTTGTTGCTGATTATTTTGCTGCTGCGGTGGCTGACTTGCCTTTGCTCGCATAGCTATTACCTCGTCTTCCGAGGGCGGGGCGATTCCAATTTGCCCCAATAATCCTTGAATCTGTGAATATGTCAACAAAGGTCTAGTATTTCCGTTTTCGTCAATGACGGTAGCCGTACACAACCCGACAACAGCATCAGAATCTTTATCCCACGACTTGCGGTCATAATCACCGAGCATTGCCTTTGGCGTAAGCTCTGCGGCTATCTCTGCGCCATAGTTATATTCAACCTGCGGCTTATAGATTTGCGAACGAACGATTTCAGCAACCCACGTTTTTCCAGCCCAGACGAGCAGTTCAACAATGTCCATCTGGCTTGCCGTGCTGCCTTTGGTCTGGTGCGCGGCGTCTGAGGTGGCAAGCTCCTGCAATAATATGCCTTTGGTGATTTCTTTATTGACGATTTGAAAGAAGCGTTCCCAAAACTCACCTTCGCCTCTAACTTCAAGCGCTTTTATTTCAGAGCCGCTTTCAAGAACCATCGCGGTTGAGTTTTTGAACTCAGCAAGTGCCTGCAATGCCTCATCTACTGCGGTAAGAGTGGATTGATTGCCCTGCGAGTCCGTGGTGATTTTGTCCTTCGCTTTATCCGAAAGAATGACCGCCAGTCCAGGCACCGCACATCTGAGCGCATAGGTCAAAAACTCAGGCCAGCCAAGCTGTTTCAGATTCCAGGCTTTTACCGCTGGACGTAGAAGGGAATTACCTCGCGGGTCTTCATCCTTCATTCGATAGGTGGCGATGACAAACTTCTCAGGCGGTATGACTTTGGAGTTTTCGCTAATTACAGGCGTGTAGCCGCTGCGAGCAGGCACTAGTCCCACAAGATTCATAAATTCATCAACAACAAAGGCTGTTGCGGCTTTCGGCTTCACTTTGATTTGTGAAAGCACAAGCTTGTAGGCATCAAGCCCGGTCGTCGGAATCGCGTAAACCTTTTCAGCAACCTTATTGCCGTGCGTCATTGATTCTTTGACAATCATTTCCAGCGTTTCTTTCAACGGTCGCTGGAGATTGCACATGGTTCGCTCGATGTGCTGATTGATTTCTACGGCAAGTTCGTAACGATCATCTTTCTCACCAACAGCAGGCGCACACTGAACGCCATCGGCAAGAATGAAATAGACCAATAGTAGAAGCGCTGCGGCAACCTCTGAATCACAACTCATCTGCTCGTAAACAGTAGGTCCAGGCGTGCCGGTAACATCTTCATTGACCTGCGGCAACCTGCGAGGGCCACGCAATGAGCTATAACCGGATGACACCGCCACGTAAGAGCGTTGCAATTCAGTCTTTGTGATTTCCTTCGGTGCAGTTGCCATTTTATCTACTTGCTCGCGGGGCTCCGCATTTGGGGCAGTTATCCTTTATAAAGCCATAGCCGCAATAAGAGCAGGGCGCTTTTTTCTCTATCCGAGTTTCTGGTTTTGCAGTTCTACTTGGCACTTCAGTGACACGATGCGGCGGCGGTTCCGGTGGTACGTATCCCATTAATACATTTTCCTAATGTGGTCGATTGACTGGCGACGACCAGCGGTAGCGGGTGCGCGTGCGGGTGCTTCTCTTTTAACCATTACGCCATAGCGAGTCATATCGTAAGCATCATCCCCGCCTTCACCATTGACGTCAGCATTAACTTTCTTTACATCTTCGGGGTCGTTCGGGTCGCATACCATTCGCGTCATTGTCGATATGGTTCTGCGGCAAGTATTGAAGATTTTCAGCGTTGGCTTGATTTCAACTTGAGCATTGCCGAACCTTTTAAGAAGTTCCTGCGCACCGGTTATGCGGTCAATCGTGGCTTTCTGCAGGTCAAAGCCTATGAACTTCCCGGTTTCAGGGTCCATGGCTTCGGCGTATTGATCAGCAATAGTTTTGCCGTCTTTCGAACCGCGTTGTTGAAATACATCATGGCCAGCAACTATCTGATTGACGCGATGCCAGTTGATTTTTAACCGTTCAGCGATGCGCCTGATTGCTTTGCAGTGCAGGGGTACAAGCCATTTATTCTGTACATGTTCACCAATCAGATAAATGCAGCCGTCATTGTCTTCAGTGAATAGCCCAAATGCAGTAGGATGTGAAAAGCCGTAATCCAGCGCGCCCCATACAGGCCAGTCAGCAGGAATATTAAAAGGGTCACAGGTATGTAAATCTTCGTCCCATTCTTCAAAGTAAAGCCCTTCAGCGCCAACCCATTTGCCGTAGCGTAATCGAGCTTTGCGGATTCCTGTCAGCGAATCGAGCGCCTTCATTGTGCGCGCTCCCTGGATTGTCAGATTGCCTGATTCATCAAAGAGCGACGGATTGTCTTCATGCTTTGAGTAGAAGACTTTCAGCGCATCGCGTTTGAGAATCCAGTGATCTTCTGGCCCCGGATTACAGTCGCCGAAAAGCATAGGCGTTTTCGTTACCGCACCGCGCCCAGTGGTTCGAGTCGTGAGCGTTTCCCAATCTTCAAGCGTCAACTCTTCGGCCTGATTCACATAGATGAAATCACGTTCACCGGAAAGGACCTTGCCGGGCCTATCCATTCCGCCGATGTAAAGACGTGCGCCGCCTGGATAATCAAACCATTCGGGCTTTTCACCGCCATACGCGAGGGCACCGCTTTTGCTTTTCTCTACGACGCGGCGATAGGTTACGAGAACTGTCGGATTGATGTCAGCGGCAACTTTGCGGACAAGTCCAGCTTGTGCATTTGGCGTTTCTTTTAACAGCGCGTCGAGCTTCCAGAGAGTTGCCCAAGTTTTCCCGGTTTCTGATGGCCCTGCAAGCATGAACTCTGTGCCGTAATAGTTTTGAACCTCAAGACCTGCACCGCGAAAAGTGGGCGCTTCGAATATTCCGTAATCCTGCGGTCGTCGTTCAGCTTGCCTTCGCCTTTTCTCTTGTAAGGCGCTTGCTCGCAGCCGCAAAAACGGATCGCGGGTCATCGCCTGCAATGATTCGCTCAATCTCATAATCGTTAAGCAGAGAAAGATCAGCGTTATTAAAATCGAAATTCGTTTGATTGGTTTCAAATCTCTCTCTGTATTTTCCAGGCTTTGCGCCTTTGAGAAGGAAGATTAAAAGGGTATCGCTGTACTCTTGAACGTAACCAATTCTTTTGCCGCCTTGATAAACCGGTTTCTTTACACCTTGAAAAGCGCGCCTTCTGGCTTCGCCTTCAAGAGCGTCAGCGGCTTGATCAAGAGCATCCTCGAATAATGATTTGAATTCATCGTCGTCCTTCCGGTGCCGATAAATCGTCTTTCTGTCAACGCTTGCTGCCTTGCAAGATTTTGTTATATTTCCGGTCTTTGCAAGCTCGTCAAGGAATTTCTTTTTTTTAGCGGGGGCAATTGGGGCATTTGCCATATCTACAACCTGGCGTTTTCAGCCCCGTAACGCTCCAGCGCCTGCATTACAATCGCTGTCTGTGAATGCTTGCCAAATCCCTGCACGAAGGGTTCAGCGGGTGCCATATAGACCTGAGTCGGGAAGGTAGCATCGTCTTCAAGATGACTGCTCAAAGTGAATTCATAAACTGGATATTTGCCATCAAGCTTCTTTTGATGCTCAGGTATCCGGCGCAGTTTTGATTCAGTTCTTTGTGCGCGTGTGCGTTTTCGTGTTGGCATAAACAGAAATTGGCTCAGAAAGAATTTTGCGCTATCTTTCTGAGCCTCAAGCAAAATGCGAGTCTCAAGTATTGTTTTCTAAGGAGAAGAACCTTTACAGGCGAGATATTGATTCAGGCGTGAAGGAATAGCAATAGCCAAATTGCTGTAAATGGAAGGTAATGCAACTCATCACTACAGAACACTACTCATCGCTACAGGAATGCTCAAATTTTTTTACCTCTTCAACGGGTATGCGATGATAGCGCCCAATCGGAATAGAGCCAATAACACCATCACGTATTCGTCGGCGGATAGTTTCACGACAAACAGACAGTTCCAAAGCAAGTTCTTCAACGGTATAGAATTTCTTCATCGTTTGCCCCTTTTCCCCTGATTTGTTTGTTGATGACATAACATCATTTTACCTGCGATATGTTGCTGCTTTACCCTTCGTTTCCGGTTTACGTGCTGGCATTTTGCGTTACCTCTTTACTTTGGTTGCCATAATTGATTTGACCCTTGCGGTTATATGGTCTCTTAGTACTCCTGTCGGCGCGTGATACCGGCCTGATAGTTACGCCTCTACGGATTAGCTCACTTCGCACGAGACAGCGACTGCACTCAAACTCTAAAGCCAAGGTGCCCAATGAATTTGTTTCGTACAATTGAGCAATATTATCTGGCAGTTTATACCTTTTCCTACTGACCACTTTTCTATGACCTGTAATATCCGAATGCTGCCTCCCTTCACCTATGCAGCGTACAGTGCAAACGCTAATTTTATAATCGGCGGCTATTTCACTCGCGTCATCTTGTTTTTGGTATCGGCAATAAATCTCTTTTACCTGATTAAATTTCAAAAATCCCCTTGCCACTACCCACCTCTCTATATCTTCTATGCCTGCAAATCGTGCATAGCCTTCGCGTATACCGCAGAATCACGCCATAATGTCCGACGCGATACCAACGGCCTTGACGCTTCCAGTTGTGCTTATGTGGTCGCATTGCTCACCTCTCCCCAACTGATATAATCACAGGTTTCAACGCCTGCCTTTTGCAAGCACCTCAAGCAGAACACGCCATCTTTACCCGTCATCAATCCAAGCTTTTTGGATAGACTTCCGCACCCCGCACATTCCATATTGGATAATAGCGCGTGACGCTTCGTACAATGCTCTGCGTGATTCAATAACTCCCGTATCTTACTCATCAATTCACCTCACACTGCAAATAACTCAAGATTGCGTTTCTTCGCTCGCCTGGTCGCCGCTGCTGGGCATTTCATCCCACGTTCTGCCGTCAAGTAGGCGGCCTGCTGCGTGTTTGCCGTTTTTATAAATGCAAACTTCGCCTTCGTTTTGGGTTCGCAAAAGATAATCAGCTTCTTTGTGGGAAAAGAACTTTCCAGATAAATCAAGCCTGCCATAATCTGCATTCAACTGCGGATTAATCGACCACTCGCCCCATTGTTTGAAATGGTAGGCAACCCCTGCATTTACGCACTGGTCACGCAATGACCTTGCCCAATCTGGGTGCATCGGCCTTGCGCCGTGTCCAGATTCGCCGCCGCAGATTACCCAATCAATTTTGTCGTGATAGGCATAGCAACCCAAATCCCAAAACTTTGTGTTGAGATAAGAATTCAGATTCAAAGCGCCGAGTAAAGGTTCGCAACTTAAAAATCTCACTTTCGCGGGCACGCTCAACAGATGCGGTATACGCTTGTCGGCGTACTCCTGATTTTCAACCGTTGTGCCAAGCCAGATATTAGGCCAAGTAAATCGGTCGTCGTACCAACCGAAAGGCCACAGGCGCTTGATGTTCTCTGGTCGTTTTGTGAGCAACAGCCAGTCAAGATTCGGCGTTTGGTCTATCAGGGCAAAAAGCTTCACCCGTTCCTGATTCACGGTCGGATGGTCTTCAAACACGTCCGCCATTGACGAACAGAAGACGCGGCGACGAACGCCTGCTTTTGCTGCCTGCCTGTCCCATTTCAAGGGCTGCTTCCAATAGCTCTCGGACATTACCTGGCGTTCTTTATTCGGCCCCCATAGGTCTTTGCCCAGCCGGTGCGAAAAAGCTTCGGCATAGCAATTCTGACAGGCAGGGGAAACGCGCTGGCATCCCCAAACCAAATTAAACGTGTGATCCGTCCACTCTATTTTTGAATTTTCGCCCATATCAAAACACCATATCCTTAATCCGCTGCTCTTTCTCGTACTCTTGAAGCTCCAGCTCTTTCCATTCCAGCGACATCCGCGAAGGGTCAGCGCCAAACAGAAAGAGCCGGTTTAGTTTTGCAAAGAATCTTTTCATTGTTCACCACCTGTTTGAATTTTCGTAGCCCGTTTATAAATCGAAAGCTCTTTGATTTCGTCGCGTAGAAGCGCTGCTATATGCTCACGCTCCAATGTTCGCGGCTGCTTTTGGAGCCATTGCAAATCTTCTTTAAGCAGTCTTTTGTATGCTGGTCTATTAAGTGTCATGCTCATAATCTTCTCTCAATCCGAAACTCAACCTCTGGCGTCATCGCCTTGCCAGTCTGTTGTTTTATTGGCAGATACCGTACCCACTCCGCAGAATCATCAGGAACGATGCGTTTTTTGAATAAAACATCCAAAATCGCTTTAAGCGAAGATAAAGCGTTGTCCGGATCCATCACACGCCTTCGCCTTATCGTGATATGCACATCCACCGGACAGTTCATTACAGGTCTGCCTACTTCAAGCCAGGCTTTCCAGGCAACGTCTGCGGCTGCCTTTTTCAGTCGTCGCTGCACCGTCCAGTGCTTGCTGTTCATCCGATTTGGCGAAAGCGGATTCGTGTCAATTTTGACCGTGATGGTTACGCCCATTAGTCCCCACTGCCTTTTGCTGAAAAGCTGAACTTCTGTTGCAACTCTTCAGCGGTCAGTGCACGTTGATTTATCTTTTCGCCTGTATCTTTGCGATAGATTTCCATAAGGTTGCGCTCATAATCCAGTCGCTCTTCAACCTCAACATAGCGATGCTCAGCCTTGTTATTTATTTGAGTGGTTAAATCTTTGATGGTTCTAGCAAGTTCGCTATCCACAGACTTAAAAGCATCCACCGCTGCCTTTTTATCAGCTTCGTTTTTCTCGCGTTCCTGCTCTGCGCGGGCAAGGGATTGCCCCTTTTCACGCAATTCATCTTTGCTCAAATCACATTTAAGCCATTCGGTTTGCACTTCTTTTGGTTTATTTGACATTTTGGTTTCACTCTCCTTTTGGTTTGCTCTTACGAGCGGTTTAATCGAAATATTGATCAATTAATTCTTTTGCTGCTGCTGCTATTTCTCTGATTGCAAGTTCAACGGCAACTCTTCTGGCGTCTTCAATCGTCGGTAAGCCTTCTGGCAATTCAAATTCACACCCGTTTATGATTGCCCTGTAGCCATCACCCACGCGGTCAACATCAATAACGATCAACTCGCGTGAGTCTTCAGCGGTAACGCGCTGCTCTTTTTCAATGTCGAAACGAATTTCTACGGCAACCATAATCACCTCACTGAATCCGATTTGAAGACAAGGCATCTGCTCTTTCACCTTTTCTAAATCTGCCAGGGTCTTGGCTGAAACGTCCGGTTACTCTGTCGTGAAAAAGCTCTGCCATTCCCAGCTGACCACACCAGTTGTTTTTAACCTTCAGCACGTTGACACATAACGGCGCGTCCCTATCGTCTTTGTCGCGCCATACTGAAATACCAAAATCAGGCATGTTGAACCAATGTGCACTGCCGCTGATGTCGTAGAGTGTTGGCACCGGATATGCCCCGTTTTCTTTGCGTAACTTTGTCGGATGCGCCACAAAATAGTTGTGCATTTTGTTCTGCTTGCAGAAAGCATCAAACTCGCCAAGCAGCTGACAGTTGTATTGATCTTGCGTTTGATTCGGTGCCTGAAAATGTTCAAGCCTGTTATACGGGTCAACTACCAGCGAGGTCGTACCGTGGCGAAGTATGCTGCTTTTCGTAAGCTTCAAAAGGTCAGGAAGTGAGCGCCGTGATATTTCGGGATTCATCACCACAAACCTGTCATGCACCCATTCAGCCGCTTGAATCATTTCGATTTCGCTCATTCGCTGCGTGGGGCCCGGCTCAAAAGGCAGCCCCGTATAAAGCTCTGTCAGGTATGAGTAATATAATTCCGGGGGACAATCTTCGGGCGGAAACACAAGAAATTTCCAGCCAGCATTAACCGCAAGATTCATCATCATTGCGCGAAGAAAAGGCGACTTTCCGGCATTAGGCGAACCGGTTACCACTGTCCAGGTACCAAGTCGGGGCTTATAGAGATCCGCCAGATTATCCCATCCGCAATATTCGCCGCGTGGCCTGCCGTTGCGGTACAGGTCAATCAAATCGTCCAGCACATCGACAACCTGAAATACGCCTTCTATCGGCATCGGGCGCGCAAAATTGATTGCCTCCTGCACCGCTTCAACACCGTAATGTACAAGCACATCGTTCAAATCTTTGCAGCCTTCCGGGTATATGGCCCGGTAGCATTTTTCAGCACCCAGGCGACGAATCAACTCAGCCTGTAGCTTTTGCCCTGGTTCGTCGTTATCGCTTGCGATTATGAACTTCTGAATTTTTCCAAGCATCGGCTCAATGCCTGCCAGAATATCAAGCTTTGACTTTGCGCCATTCGGAACCGATACGCAGTTGCGAAAGCCAGCGGTCTCAGCGGAAAGCTTGTCAATTTCGCCCTCTACGAAAATCAGTGGCTTTTCCGAGTCAATGTCATCAATGCCGTAGAAAATCAATTCAGCACCCGATTCAAGCTTGAAATCCTTGTCAGCCGTTCGATACTTCACGTTGACAATTTCCTGATTGCGATAGTACGGGAAGCAGATCACCCGTTCTTCTCGCTCGTTTCGAGGCATCCAGACCTTGCGCGCCTCGATTTGATTGCGCCTTAAAACCTCAACAGGGATGCCGCGTTTTGCAAAAAATTCATTCAACTTTTCGTTTTCGGTTGGCTCGGGCTTGTACTCTGGCTTGCGATAAGAAACCGCCCGAGATGAAAATTCAACAACAGCATCAGAGCCTTTCCAGCCGCAATGATGGCAGTTGAAAAGCATCGTTTCGGTGTTGTACGAAAGCGGCTTGTCGTTTTGATTTTTGCCGCTTCTTTGGTGCTGGCACTGTGGGCATTTGCGTTTCTGATTCATATTCTTGCCGCCTCGCCTTTCCGTTTTTGGTTTGGTTGTTTTTTACCTGAATCAATCCAGGCTTGAATCTCTGCATCGCTTTCGCCCGATTCAGACATTTTTCGAGCAAGACCGCCCGGATTTGTGATATTGCGCCCGATAGTCACCAGGTAATCGGCATACTCCCTGCATTGCTCACGCGAAAACTTCGACCTCTGAACCGCCAAAGGCAAAGCATCAGCATCACCGTTCGCGCGCGCATTGCTGCTGTTGTTTTCTGGAGTAGAAGATGAAGAAGAAGATGAAGGGGTTGATTTTTGGTTAACCTCTTTTTTTGTTTTGGTTGAATTTTGGTTAACCAAATTAGGATTACCGCCCAATTTACCCGATTCCTGGCGAATTTTCCGCAGTTCTTCATCCCGAACCATTCGCCGATTCATCAGCGCGCCCTGTTCGTCGCGTGATGCCACACCGTATTCAAGCAATGTGGTTAGAGTTTTGGTTAGATTTTGCTTATCCAAACCGAGCAACCGCGCAAGTGCATCATCCGGCATTGGTTTGCCGTTCAAAAGCAGTTTGCCCCGTTGCTCCGATTCATGCATAAGGCAGAGAATCTCGAACCAAATACCTCTATCGTGAAAAGAAAGTGATTGAACACCCGGGTCTTTTCGCCAGTCCGCAGGGTAAAATTGAAAAGCAGGGAGTTTCATTTTATTTTCGCTCCCTTCTTCATGTTGCAAGGCGCACAAAGGCATTGAAGATTATTTAATTCGTGTTTTCTCGTGATTGAATAGGGAATAATATGATCAACTGTGAGGTTTTCAGTTGCGCCGCAATAAGCACACTTCCCGGCGCTTAAAACCTGTTTTCTTATACTTGGTGCAATTGATTCGCGCTTTGAGGTTCCCTTGAAAATTTTACCTATAAAATCAAACTGGCGTAAAAATGCAAAGTTGCCGCTTACTGCCGCATAATCCAGGCTTCTCATAAAGCGCCCTTCCTGCTCAAGCGTCATCTCAGCAATAAGTACAGAGGAAAGATACTCTTTAGGTAATATTTCATAGCTAGCGTTTGGGTATAATTCTAAAGCCGGTGATTTATCGACGCTCATTTGCTTTCCTTTAACATCGCTAAATATTTGCAGTCTGCTTTGTGCTGGATAATCATCTTGCTGTAATCCCTGCTATTGCCGTACTGACGACACGCTGCGCAATGCCAGGTGTCTTTAAGGCGACTCCATTGTATGAAGTAGCGCAGTCGCAAATTCATCTGCTTGCCTCGACCGCTGCGTCATAGGCGGATCTGAATTTTTCCATCAATGAAACAGCCGCATCATCTGAGATTGAAAAATCAGCAAGCAGCAAATCATCAACGATGTCCGGCAAGGACCTGGCAGGGAAGTAACAGATTGCACCTTCCGGAACATCGGCAAGCCAGCGCAATAAATTTGACAGCGTGCGCTGCTGTAGATACTGACGATTGCCATTTTCGATGTGCGACAATACGCTATCCGATATGCCGGTCATTAACTCGACTTGCTGAAGACTAAGGCCATCATGCGTACGCTTTGCTTTTATTCGCCTGCCAAGTTCCGTGTGATCCATAAATCTTTACCTACCTTGCTGATTCTGCTGCTGCCTTTGCGTCAAGCTCTGCCTGCTGTTTGCGAAAGTGATAGACAGCAACGATATGCTCACAAACAAACTGGTCATCCGTGCTGTCAACGAAGCTTTCGCAGGTGCATTCAATCTTGCCTTCACTGTTCTTGAAAACTTCACTCATACCGCCCAGGAATGTGACGTTGTAGCTATTGGCGACACGCTGAATCGCGTTGGCCTGGAATAAATCCCAGCCAGCTTGTTGAATCTGCTTTTGTTCCGTTGTCTGTTCAGGTGTTGCCGTTTCAGTTGTTGGCTGCGATTCGGGGGGGGGTAGTGCGTGAATTGTTGCCCGTTGCTGCGGCTGTGGTTCGCCTATGACTTCGCCGGTTTCGCCGTCCACGTCAGCGCCCATTTCTTCAGGGGTATAGATAGCGCCATTGAATAATTCAGCGGTAAACCATCGTGCACCATTACTAACCGCACGAGCGAATAGCATATTCTTTGGGTGCTTTTTCCAATTGTCTTTTTGCGAAAGTCCGGCGTTTGTAGCCTCCTGGATTGTGAACTCTGAAAAGCCAACCGATTCATTACCTTTGAAAAACTCAAGTGTGCATTTCTTTTCTGTATGCTCTCTGAATTTGAAGTCGTACTTTCCGCTGGATTGAATCTTTGCCGCTATCAGGTTTGCGCCAAGTGATACTTTGCCCTGGATAATGTTTATCCCCATCATTGATGCTATAGGCGAAAATCCTAATTCCTGGCCCGCGAGAATCTTCACGACGCACTGAGCGGCCTGCTTTGTATCGGAAAAAAGACCGCTCCTGAAAAAGACATCGCCAAGCTTCATTACATCGTCAAGGGTTTCCAGTTGCGTGTTGCTTATTTTTGCTAGTGCTTGATTCATATTTTCCTCAGTTCTATAGGGGTGAGTGATTTAGGATTTAAGATGCTGTCGCACTGGCTTAAATCGAATAATTGCTTGGTGAGCGAAACATCCTGCAGGCAGTAATCGATTAAAGAACCGATCTTGCCTTGCTGGAATAGTATTGGCGCTTTACCGCCGTCGCCGGTTTTACCTCTGTCGAAGTTGGCTTGGCAAACATCGCCCAATCCATAACCAATATGAGATGGATACCGGAATTCCGGGCCAAGGCCGACCGCAAGCCAAATCTCACGCAATAGGTCGTAGCACTTTGCGTCCGGAATATTGAAACCGTTGGCTTTTAATAAATTATTGTCGAATGATATGCCGTTGTAGCTGACTAAAACATCAGCATCGTTAATCAGGGACTGAAAGGCGAAAAGATTATCCTGCATATAAATGCGAGGCGAATCCGTCGCGCTATCCCAGGCACCTATACAGGAAATTCCCATATTGGCGTAATCGTTCCATCCCTGACAGTAAGCGATACCACCCATAAGCATTTCGCCGCGCGATGGAATTCCTTTAATGATTTCAAGATCATATGTAACTATTCGCATTAGTTCTCCTCGTTTAATGCGGTTTCAACCTGCAATCTAACCTGCCCGAAAATTTCCTTATAGGCTGAAGAATTGCAGAGTTTACGAACCTTCTTTATCTGGGAAACTGCCTGTGAGATGTAAGCGGAAAGCCCTGCCTTCAACTCATCGGCATCTTTAGGTAGATAGTAACCATAGGGCTTTTCTCTTGATGCACAGACGATGTAACCGCTGTCTCTCAACTCCTCGACTATCTGTTTAATCCTGCGGTCTGAAATGTCCGCGCCTGTCTGTGCTGCTTTCCGCTGTAGCCAGTGAATCGACGCTGGCTCTGCGCTACTCGCATCCAAAATTGAACGTGCAACCAAAAGCTCTGCGCCTTTGTAGGGTAGTGGTTGCTCAAAATTGAATGCCTGTTGTTCCATTTTCTCTATCTGGGTGGAATAACTTGACCGCCAATGCGTTTCCATTCGCGTGGTATGCGCTTGCGTCCGACTGATTCATTGCCGCATCTGATTACCGGTAGCTTCTCGACAAAGGCAACGCAGGCAGCGTTATATCGCCGCACACGTTTACCAAGGCCCATTGTTTGTAAAAGTTTTAGACTGTCGCGTTTTTTCTTCATATTTTCCTTTTATAAAAGTGCTTGCCGCTATTGCTAAAAGCTTCGCGTAAATTTGCCGCCCTCGCTGACTACCCTCGCAGGAAAAGGTGCAATAACGGCAAGCTGTTGATACATCGCAGGGCGCATCGATTGAAGATAGAGGCGGATATAGAAAACCCATCTAAAACTCGTCTGTATTTTTCACAATGCGCATCTGCGAATATGAATTGAGCGATGTGGGCGAGCCGAAGAGATGACATTGCATCACCTTTCCGCTTCCTGTTAATTCAGGCACCGCTCAAACTGTTCAAATATCGAATATCAATGCCGCCTCTGACCTTTCATTTCTTGTAGCTCAACTTTGCAAATCAGAGGCGGCAAACTTGTTAGCTTTGCGAATCTACGGCTATGGCTCTGTAGTTGATCTCGCCTTCAGGTGTATGCCAACCCGTTTCGGTTGAATAGACATTCTCACCGTCGTATTCGGGATAAAGGCGGTCTGACAATCTACCGAGCAATGCACCGTCAACGCCTGTACAGGGAAAGTCTTTCCAGAAATCGGTATTTATCAGGTACCAAAGCAATTTCTTGTCATCCATGCTTTCAGTGGCGGCAATGGCTTCCATTTCGCCAACCATAAATTCCATAGTGCGCTTTTTGTATTCTTCTCTTATGCCAATCCGTTCCAGACGGAAAACGACTTGCGCCGATAAGGTTTCCTGAAAGGTCTTTGAGCATTCACTGCAATCCTGATAACCAAAAACGTTTAAGTGCTGACAGTTTTGGCACTGCCAAAACACCTTGCCGTCCTGATGGATTAATTCAACGTGGATTTTCTTTGGTAATAGGCTCATTGATTCACCTCTCTTTGCGGTAACATCGCTTCCAATGCCGCAATCGCTTCGTTTATCTCTTTTTCAAGCTCATCATCTTTTGCACCAGTACCAGCCGCTTGAATCGCTTCTGATACTTCACGAATCATATTTCTGAACAACTCTTTCCTGTCGGCTTTCGGGCAAATGCCAAGATGTTTTTGCAGCATCTGGCGATAGCGATTGATAACCATTTCTGCCGCCGCCGGATTGTTGAGCAGGAAGTGTTCAAAGCAAATATCCAGGCGGTCTATAGGGTTCAAGGTGCCGGTGCCGTGTCCATCAGATGAAAGCGGCTCTCTGCACCACCGGCGTATCAGGTCTTCACTCTTGTTAAGCTTCGTGGCAAGTCGCCGCGCCGTGCTACGGGGTACGCCTTCCTGAAATATTCGATAGCTATCCATCTCTACCAATTCATCCTTTTGATTTTCTTCCTTCGTTTTTGCCACTATTTTAAGAATTGCCCGTTGTTCGCTAATCGAATACCTTGATGTCGTGACACCTGAACTAAATCCTTGCGCATATCCCGGCAGCAGCAACGCCAACCGCCAGGGCAAAATAATCTGTAATCGCCACAGGGTCACAGCCAAGCCAGCCCATCAAGAGCAGGGCTACGATAACGATCACCACAGCCGACAGCATCACGCAAAGCGCCAGGTAAAGCAGTCTGTCTTCGCGGCTGTATTTCAAATGTCTCAGGTAGTCTTGAATCATCGCTTATCTCCTGTCGCTCACAGCTTCCGGTGTGTGTTCGCTATCCGGCTGGGCATCCTGTCGCATCGCATCGCCTTCGCGGTTCACTACGCGCCCTATCATTTCAGACGTGCGATTCAGGTAATGCGCTTCCGTTATATAAAGTTCGTACATAATTTCCTTGCATATTTTCACCGCCTGCGCCCATCCGGAAGTTTGCGAAGACTTACCGCGAGCCTGGACGCAGGTAGTGAATCTTTAGCCAGCCATTTTCAGGTGGCGGGGCATCTTGGTTCTGCTTTCAACCTTTTCTCTGAAAGCGATCACGTCACCGGCTTTGAATCGCAGCGTTTGCCGCTTGCCCGGATCACCAAATCTGTAGCAAGGAATTTCGCGTGTGCCTGCTTTGCGGTGGTTCACTGTCTCTTCGGATATACCCAGAAATGCCGCGACCTCTTTCACGCTCCAATAAGAAGCAAAGAAGTTCACCTTTTCCCCTTGCTCGTTAAGCAGCTCTTGCAGGTCGCGCAACTCTTCGCCGTATTGCTTGAAAAATCCCATAGCATCACCTCTATGCAGCAATGGCGTTCATCGCCTGATGGTCTGAAGCTGTGCCGCCAAATATGCAGCCAGCAGGATTCGGGTCAACCAGACGGCAACCACAGCACTTGCAAGGCTCAGCAATCGTCAACTCAATCGGCGCAAGAAACTCTTCTACAGCGCGCATATGAACGCATTGCTTACGAGCAGGACACGAGCAAGACAGGTGACCGTCTGAGTGCTTTACAACCTCACGAACCGAACTTGGGCGCGATGATGAAGCAACGTGATACCTTGTGCCCTTTACCGCTTCAACAACTGAATTGCAGTAATCATCGAAGCTCAGGCGCGACGGTTTCGCTTCACGCATCAATTGCGCGTTTATCTGCTGGCGAAACATTGCTTTTGCTGGATTGGTTGCAGGCTGTGCGCTCATTAGGCGTTCGCTCCTTGTCCGTTGGCTGCGGTTTTTTGAGCGACATACTGACTAAGAACCTGCTCAATATGCTTAAGTCTGGTTCTGCCATTTTCTTTCCCTTCTTCAGCGAGAGCTTTCTCAACCGCTATAGGAAGTTCGATAAGAAACTTTTTCTTTTGTTCATCTTTCATCGTTTTATCCTTTCGATATACATACAATATCGAATGAATATATGAATGTCAACAACTTTCTTTATTCATTGGATATATATTTTATATCTATTGAATAAAAAGAATTTAGAGCATTAGAATATTCTTTTAATATTGGAGCGATATATGTTAAATTTGGCGGCGATGAAGAAAACCGAGGGGAAACACAAACGTCTAATTGAACTTCCAATGGAGCTTTGGAACGCTTTAGATGCTGAGGCCGAACGGTGCAGGCGGACACCGTTAAAGCATTTGGATGCGCTTCTCACGGTATACTTTCGGATTGGAAACGTAGAACTTGGCGATGTCGACAGTGTTCGTGATTTCGTCAATCCAGATTCAAATCAAATTCCCGCCAACACAACTCAGGGCGAAACAAAACCCGGAACAACAAGAATTGCCTCTCTGGACATTACCGCTAACAAAGAGCCAGTGGATAAAGGCAAAAAAAGAGCGTAAGTGCGACCCATCTCGTCATAGACCAACAAGGGATTGGGGTAGTCTATGATTAAAAATAATAAGCTTGAGCCAATCAAGTGGATACGTGTGCCAATCATCTGCACGATTGGAGCCGCAAAGAAACACGAAACCTTTGACGATGTACCTATCTTGGAGTGGCGAACCATTCGAGAGATAAAAGGTGCGCGACCTTTCGATCAATATTGCGGTGCGCCAGTCGAAGGCAATTCAATGATCGGCGACAATATACAGCACAACGATTTCGCAATCTTTCGCACCACGTTTGATATATGGGAAGTCACCCCAGGCCAGTTATGCGCGGTGTGGACACCACAAGGACTGCTGATAAAGAGAGTTTACATAACTCTGAATGATGAGATCAGGCTGGCATCATCAAATCCTGAGTTCTGCGATTTGGTTTTCAGCGTTGAAGATGTGTCAATACAGGGAATCATCGTAAGAATCGAAAGAGATTACCACCAGTAATATCAACGATAGAATTCAAATTAAAGGAAGGCTGAAACATTATGGCAGATAAGCCGAAACCGCCACCAAAGCCCACATCTCCGCCGCCATCAGACGGGGTTAGGGGACACCCATCATTACCCAAACCGATAGCAGAGCGACCTGGAGAAAAAATAAGGTAGCGACGATGTTCGCCAGATGTGCTTTTAGGTTTACCAGGCGAAGGTTTTTGTTAAACATATTGCCTTGCCAGTAAATCATATCTTTTTTGAATTCCCATTCATCTTCGTGAAGATAGTCATTGAAAAGCTTTGCTGGATTAAGGATTTCAAACTTGCCGAAGCCTCTGGCAATAGAGCCAATCGCTATGGCTAGGATGAAGCAAGCCGCCGCGCAATAGAATAGCTTTGAATGAAGATTTACCTGTTGGCCTTTAAGGGCTACTGAATAACCGGCAGTAATCGTAACACCTGCCGTAAGTATCCATTGAAGCCGGCCTTCAACCGCTTCGAGTCTTTTTAATAAAGACTCTGAGGATTTAAGAGAGAGATCGTAGGCGATGCTTACTGAAGGATACTCTTCAATTAATTTTTTAATAACTGTTTCTTTCATCGTCGTCTCACCTCTGAGGGGATTTAAACACCGAATCATTAATAAATCAATATGGCTATCAAGAAATATAAAACCAAAGACGGCAGATGGAATTGGAAATATGACATCGGCGTTGGTAAGCATGACGTTGATTATAGAAGACTGCGAGAAAGCGGCTTTCAGAGTGCCGAAGAATGCCGGGATGCTGTCGCCGCTATCAAAAGCGATTTCAAGCGAGGCAAGTATAAATTCAAATCCGACCAGGTGGACATCACAATTCTTGACCTGAAAAAAGCTCTATTGAAAAAGCTCGAAGGATTACAGCGCAGCAAATCAACGATCAATCAATACACTCGCGTTCTTGATGGCTTTGCGGAGCTATACCCGAACCTGCGAATTGAAGGCATAACCAGCGAGCATGTAGATAACTATTACGCCCATCGCCTGAACCAACCTACCGTAAGCGCCAACACTGCTGTTGATGATCTGCTGTTTCTTATGTCCTCGTTAAGGCGAGTAAGAGAACTATTCCCCCTGCTCAAAGACTGGAATCCACCCAGGCACGAGCCGGTTAAAAAAGTAAACGCCTATCGTGAGCGCGTCATTACCAAAGAGGAGGAGCAGAAAATTATCGCTGCCCTGCACGACCCGGACTGGTACGCCAACGATGACACACAGAGAAAGGAACGCGAGGTCGTTGCATTCGTCTTCTGGATGGCACTCAGGACGGGTATGAGAATAGGTGAAATCTTAGGGCTTAAGAAATCCGCTATCAGCTTCAACAAGGCACCAGGCGCGCCGAATGGCTGGATAACCGTCAAAGCGTCTCACACCAACGAGAAGACAAAAAACAGAAAGCATCGCATCGTCAAGATGACACAGAATGTTGCGACGGCCTTAAAAGCCAGAGTCGATGTTGCCAGCGATTATGTTTTTGAGAGCTACCGGAAACAGGGCTTTCCCTCGCACTGGATACTGAGAAGTTTTGCAAAAGCGTGTAATAGAGCGAAGATTCCGTACGGGCAGGAGACGGACGGCGGCATAGTCTTTCACGACACGCGACACACGGCAGCAACCCGTATGGCAATGTCAGGAACCGACATTAAGACTATCGGCAAAACTTTAGGGCATGGCGATGCCTATATCACACTTAGGTACCTGCACAGTACAAACGAATCTGAACTCGCCGGAATGCAGTCGCTTGACGATGGCGCTTTTAGTGTCCAAAATGTGTCCAATTCTGGTACGTATAAGACAGAATTGGACAACACTGTACGTAAAGAGGAATTGCTGAAAACCGTCAAAAAATGAATAAAAACAAAGAATTACCCCGCCAATTCAGCCTTTTACAAGCTACCGCCTTAAATATGAGCAACATATCAAGCGTGGTTATTAAATACTGAAAACAATGTAGTTAATATGCGAAACTGATTTGGTGTCCAAAAAACGTCCAACACTTCATGTTCTAAGCCTAAAATCAGCCCTCGAAAAAATAGTTCTTGACTTTGAAATAGCGTTTGAATTACTGTGACCTTGCGAAGACTTACCGTGAGCTTGCAGATTGAGCAAGCTCCTCGAATTGCAATCCACGCCTATAACTTTTCTGCGTCAGAGCTAACGCGTTCCAAAGGGAACCGCGATGAAAGCTTTATCTATTCGTCAACCTTGGGCATGGGCAATACTCCACGCTGGCAAGGATATTGAAAACCGCGACTGGCCTACCCGCTTCACTGGCACGATTGCCATACACGCCGCCAAAGGCTTAACCAAAGACGAACACTTGTTGGCTTCTATGCAGATAGAAGAAATCACCGGATTAAGACCGTCTGCTTTTCCAATGCTGAAAGAGCGCGGCTTTATCGTCGGCGTTGCTGACATCGTTGGATGCGTCAAGGATAGCAATTCAGATTGGTTCTACGGTGAATATGGATTTCTACTCGAAAGGGTTGCTGTCCTTCCTTCGCCTATCTATTGCAAGGGCGCACTTGGATTCTGGGAAGTTCCCGCCGATATTGAACGCCAAATCAAGGAGCAGTTGCAATGAACGCGCCCTGCCCAAAATGCAAATCAGTCTTTGTGCGATACGAGAACCGGCGACCGCTTTCCCTGGTGCCTCGGCTCGACGTGCAGGAAGCCTTCTGCCTGATGTGCTATAGGGCAAGACCCGAATTGAACAATGTGATTGTAGTGGTGCGCGAACATCGCCTGGATACCAACCACGCGCAAAGTTTATGCGCAGAAGAAACGCCGGTTGAATTATTAATGAAATCATTTGAGGCAAATCGAAAATGAGTGATAGACAGCAGCAGGAAGACCGCATCAACGCCCAGCTTCAGCAACGCCTGCAAGAGAAGTTGGCAAGCGTGAAGATGATAGAAGGCAAGCTTGTTTTGCCAGATGAGCCGAAGAAACCAGAGAGCAGCGAAAAGGAGTGTTAATTGATGAAACACGAAGACTTGAAACCTTGCGCCTTTTGCAAGAAAGGAATGATGCACAACGGAACGCCACTTTTCTACAGATTAAATATTCAAAGATATTGCGTTGATATGCGCGCTGTTCAGAGGCAGGCAGGACTTGAACAAATGATGGGTAATCACATTCTTGCTCACGTTATGGGTCCCAACGAAGACTTGGCAAAACCACTTGGCGAAAAGTTTGATTTGCTTATCTGCCAAGACTGCGCCATAGAACCGCAAATGATTGCAATGCTTACAGAAAAGGAATAATCAAAATGAAAAACGAAACAGATTGGAAAGACTTTATGAACTCACTTGACCAAGTTTGTCCCGATTGGTCGCATCAAATTGTCAGCATCAAGCAGATAGGTGACTTAGTGGCTGTCACGGCATCCGTGGTGGTCGCTGGCGTCACCCGTCAAGGCATCGGCACAGGTTCGGCCTATGACGAATCCGGCATCAAGAATGCTGAGTATAACGCATTGCAACGCGCCGCTGTGAAATTCAGTGTAGCGCGTGAACTGCTCGAAAGTTCAGGTGAAGTTATCGAAATGCCTGAACCGCAGAAAGCGTTTTCCGGTAACCCAATGGCCAGGACAATGGCCGAACTTGTCACCCCGCGCCAGTTAGTAGCGATTCGCGCCATTAGCAATGGGCAAAGGCTCGACCCTGAAGATGAATGCCATGCTCTATTCGGCGAGAGGGCACCCGGTCAGAGAATCAAGCCAGAGGAATTGAGCCGCAAAGCCGCAAGCGCATTTATTGACTATCTCAAGATAGGCGGTTCAGCTGCGCAATCTACCACAGGGGAAGCTGCGACGGCATAAGGAAGGTGAGCGATGAGCAAAGAGACAAACGAACTTATTAACGCAATGGATGTGCTATCTGAGTCGATTTTATCAATGACGGACGATGAAGTAATACAGGAAGTGATCGAGAACGGCGAAGATCCCGAACAGACAGCGGAACAGGTTAAGGGCGTTCTTTGAGGCTAATCAATAGCCACCCGCGAAGATTCGGCGCGATGCCGTGATGTGCATTTAGATGTGATGTGAAGGGGGAATGATGAAACGAATAACCACACGAACCAAGCACTTCTGCGACTACTGCCACAAAGCCATTGCGCCTAAAAGTGAAGCATGTAAAGAGCGAAAGGTCTACGCCTTTGACGCTGATGGCGATAAACTTGTCTGCGCTCAGACTTCCTACTATCACCCGAAATGCGTCTATAAGATGAATCAGCGTCAATCACGATTCGCACGCTTCAAAATCAACTGCCAGCATCCAAAGAAGTTTCAAGATACTGAATATGATTATAGCTTGCCAGGTTCAATTAATGGCGATAGGTGCGGATTGTGTTTTGTACTGCATTAAATAAAATTAGCCGCAAGAATCACCCCTGCGGCTACCTCAAATCAGATTGCGAAAAGTTGCATTACTCTTCTTCTGGCACCTGCTCAAGAATCGAATCAATTACAC